CTCCACCCATCGGTTTTCACCACCACATCCCCGTTCGGCAGGTAGGTAACCACAGGCGTTTTGTAGAGCACAAACTCCACGTTCTCCCCACTCATGCGCACCGAGTACACATCCGCATCCCGCCGCGCCCCCAGTGGCCGTATGTCCGGTGACCGGCCCCGTATCGGCTTGGTCTTATCGTGCACGTACTTAGCGTCTGTGTACGTAAAGCACTGCTTTACATGTTCGATTGTTTTGTATCCCATCTCATTGCCCCTTCACTTCAAAAATAGTCTGAATGTCCCAACCATCGCCGTGCATCTTGACGGAATGGACTTGCTCCCACGCTATAGCCTCGGCCTCTTCTTCACTGTCGGCCTCAATTAGTAGCTCGGCATACGCCTCGTAGCGCATCCCTACCTCGTATGTTTTCATCTCAGTTCTCCTTAAAAAGTTTCATCATCTGTTTTGCTTGCTTGTAAGACAAGCCCGTTGCTACGTAGTCGGATTTGAAAAGGGCTTGGTTTTGTTCGCGGTCTTTTATATGCCTATCCATCACATACCTACGCTCCATGAAATACGTGAGCTTTGGCTCAAGCCCAACCCCGCTATTTCTTGGCCCAAACCCAAACCCCATTCGCTTCGCAATCACGTACTCGTTTCTAGGTTTAATCTGCACATCACTCTCCCTGCCCTAGTAGTCGATAAACTTTTAGTCGGGTTAGGCTCGGGCACTTCGCAGCGAACCGTTCCTTGGCTGCGGCTTTGTTCGCGGCCTCAATCACCTCGGGCATCCAGCAGTTGAACCGCTTGCTCCACCCTGTCACGTAGTACCTAGCTAGCATGGTGCACCCCAATTCCTAACAGTTTTAGATTCCACCATCTGCGCAATACCACTCGCGCATCCAGTCGGTTGGCGAACCACTTCGCTAGTCCCCCATGTATGTCTTGGCACAGCAGCTTCGGGTTGTCCATATGGTCAGTCATGGTTTCCCTCCTTTGTCACAGTACCTCAACTGCGAGGCTAGCCTCTTCACTTCCCTTCTCACGTAGTCCCATGTGCGATAGGTCTCGGCTTCGTAGAACCCAAGTGCCCCGTTGCCCCCTTCCAGCCACTTCAGCATGGACAGCACAATCCCCGGACTCAGGTCTCCCGCATGTGCGGTATCAAACCCAAAGTAGTGGTAGACATCCCCTTCACCCATCGCCCCACTAAAGGTCAGCCCGCCGTGCACATGAAAGTTGTTGTCGCCCCTCTCCGCTTCTTGGTAGTCCATGCCATACAGCCTGTGCTCCCTCGGTACTCCCACGTACCCGCACAACGTGCCTGTGCTGTCGTTGCGCTTAATCCTGCATTTGTAGCCCGTGTCTGCGTCAACCCACTCGGTTTCGTCAGGCTCACTCTCCCACGGCCTGTGCGGGAACAGCAGCTTCAGCTTGTCCTCGGCTGTTAATAGGTCTTCGGTTGTTTTAGTCATCTAAATCTCTCCTTTCGGATTGAATCTCTTGCCCTTCGTATGTGGCAATGATTTCCCCTGCTTGCATACGCTCGTATACGTTGAGCACAGTCCCGTCTGTAAACAGGATGCTTATGCCCTCGTCCCATGGGTTGGGGTAGCTAACCCCCGCCACGGTTTTCCCCGCAAGAGTTATTTGGTTCTCGTTCATGGTTGTATCCCCATATTCATAAGTTCGTCTTTGGTCTCGGTGTACTCGGCCTTTACGGTGAAACCGAGACGGATTAGGTTTTGGATGTTGGTCACCGTCAGCGTCTCTTGACCTAGCAGTCGGGCAAAGCCCTGTGCCATGTCGCACTTCGGGTAAATGCGTGTCTCGCCCCAAGATTTCTTCGGCTCAACGATGATTTCTGTTTTCATGCTTCGGTCTCCTTAGTTGTGAAGTCGTCCTCTTGCAGCGGGGGCAGGGACATTGCCTCTTCCATCATGTACCACACATCCCGCAGGGATTCCATGTCATCAGAGCCTACGCAAGCAGGTGCATGCCCGATGGGTTTCCCAAGGTCGTCGTAATAGACCTCGCGCAAGCAGTACCAGTCGTCGCCGCCGTTCTCGGTCGTGGCGTTCACCACCCGATAGTTCCATGTGAAGTCTTTCATGCTTGCTCCTTCTTGTGTTTGGTTAACATAAATTGCGCCAGCACTACCATGTTGTAGAACCCAACTACGCTGTCTCGGCTAGCTGTGAGGTAGCGGTCGTCGGTCACCATGTCTGTCGGCATAGACCAATAGTCAGGCCCATCGTCACTTCTGCGGGCAAGTACTGTGTCGTTGCATACGTACCAGTCTGCGGTGTGGTTGTGCATATGCATTGACCCGATATAGGTGCATGCTGTGCAGTCGTGTTTCCATTGGGGTTTCATAGCTCGTCTCCTTCGTTCATTGCTTCGGTGATTAGGTGTCCGAAAGTGATACCGGCGTACAGGATGCCCGCTTGAAATAGCCACCCTGCTTCGCCCCAGCAGACGAATAACATGGCACACGCAAGGATGGTGTTGCCGATGCAGTAGAAGAGGTGTTCTTTGGGGTTCATTTCAGTTGTCCTTCAAGTTCAAGCATGAGTTTGCATAGCTGCCCCTGCACCACGGTCATTTGTTGGATGGTGTCCACGGTAGTTTCGGCGTCGAGTTTGGCTTTCACCATGCTGCGCATCTGTAGTTTCCACTTCTGCTCTAGGTGTTTTAGTTCGTGCAGGGTTATTTGCATCGCGGCTTTGTTGGCGTTCATACTGTGAATCCTTGGTTGGTTGCCCATGTGATGGCTTTGGCAATGAGGGTTTCTTTCTCTGCGCTGTGCCCCACAAAGTCAATGAGGGTTTTGCCTCGGTAAAGCAGGCGCACACCCACCGTGTTCGGCGTTCCCCACACGTGATAGATTTCTAGCTTGGCTGTTTTCATGGTTTAGCTCCGGAGGTTTTTGGGGTTGGTTTGACGCAGGGTTGTGGATACCGCAGTAGGCGTGATGAATTGGTAGTTGCCCTTGGTGTATTCCTGCACCACCGTCCAGCTTTTGCGGTCGGCTTGCGCTGCGTCCTCGCCGCACCATAGGCACAGGCGATAGCCGAGTTGCACTCTCCTTGGGTCGATGTCATCGCCGCACTCACGGCACGCATAGAGTTGTTGCTTGATAAAGCCCATTGATTGCTCCTAATTGGGTTTGGATTGGGCGGGGTTGTTTGCCCCGCCCGTTGTTGTTAGATTGCGTAGCCTTTGAGGTAGCGCAGGGTTTCGAGTGGGGTTTCGGGGGAGATGATGGTCAGACCCAAGTAAGGGTCGTCGTAGTCACCGAACTCCGCAGACCCGTCAAGGTCGGTATCGGGGTCGATTGTGTTGGTGTTGAGGTAATGGGCAGACTTAAAGCCGTCCCAGTTGATTTCATCTACTTGGCGAATAAACATAACAATAACCTTTCTAATAAACTAACATACAAAGTGATAACTAACTTCTTCTTGACTCCCTAACTTCTTTAACACCCCAAGTATACCACAAAGTGATGTAAGTGTCAACTAAAGTGCCTGTTTGCGTGTGTGTATTGCGGTGTTACAATTAGTGTGGGGTTTAGGCAACAGGGTGTGTTATGAAACGGAAAGGCACTGTCAAAGTTTAACATTGAATTGAACGCATTTTTGCGGGGGCTGAAAATCCGTAAGTTGTTGTTTTATATATATATTTTTTTTAACAACAAAATACAATGTTGTAGAGTTATAATGTTATGCGTTTTTTAGGGTATATGGCTCCCAAACGAGTGTGGTACAAATTGCTCTTGCTGCCTTGCTCGACCTCTCCGACTTTTTCTACCGTCATATATGCCCTGTAACATTGTAACATTTAACATTGCTTATAAATCAACAGGTTACGTGTGGTACGGTATAACATTAGGTAATGTTATGTAACAAAGCCCCTTTTTCCGTAACACTACCGAATTTCTTTCGTATTGGTAATTTATTCGGTCGCGTGGTGCTTCGGGCTACCTCCGCATAGGAAACTGGCGCAAAAGCTTGACAAGCGCGGTTCGGGCTTCAAGCTTCGGGCTACCTCCGCATAGGGAACTGGCGCAGCCAAAAAATTCGCAGAATTTTTGGGCGAAAAAAAAAGCCCCCCGAATTATCGGGGGGCTCAGGGTAAACCCTAGGGCTTAGGTCAGCTCTGCTATGGCCTGTTTTAACAGGTCAATCACGGTTAGCACGTCAAAATCGATTTTCTTTTCGGGGGCTTTCTTGATGGCATTGATAATGTCTACTATCTTATCGGCTTGAATTTTGCCGAATGTAGAAACCGCGCCTGCTTCGCCTGCTTTAGCCTTAACATCGCATGCGTCCAATGCATCGCGCAGATACCCGCGTTTTTTGCCCAAATCAAGGGTACAGGTTTTCCGCGTGAGTTTATCGGCGGCATTCAAATCCGAGGGTTTCTTGCTGAACAATACTTGCACCGATTCAGGCATTGTGAGAATCAAAGCATTATCAACAATGTTAATAATTTCTTCGTCCCCGCCTTTAGAGCGGAGATGTTCTGCGCGAAACCCGATGTTATAATAACGGTTCGCAACGGTAGACCACGATTCGTTTGCGATATCTTGGTGCTTGCAGGCAACGCGCAGCAGGTCGATATCGTCCGATGTTAGCACCAATTTTTGGGCAACGGGAGCGGCGGGGTGAATTACCGCAACGGCGGCGGCGATGGGGGAGGGCTTATTGGCCATGATACTTACCTTTACTCTAATATACTGACACTCTAATGTCCAAAGGGCTAATTCCCTAAGGACAGCTATAGTATAGGTGATATCGCTCATACTGTCAATACTTTGGAATAAATTACCGCACAGTAATTTATTCGGAAACCCCTCTACCGATACCCCCACACCCCCAAAACCTAAGAAGGGACTCCGGCGACACTACACCGTGCGGAGCACACCCGGTACTCATTTTTAAACTCGACCCCCCACCCCCTATATATTTTGTGGTACTTTTTCCCTTTTTGGTCTTCTGCGTTTTGACCGGGGTAAATCCCTCCCACTACTTCGTAGTACTTTTTTCCCTTTCTGCTTCCCAGTGATGTTGCACACACTGCACGCAGCCTACGTGCAACTCAACCCCCCACCCCTCTTTTTGTACCCCCGGATACCCCCTTCTGTTTCTCAGTCTCTTTGCTCGCTAACCGGCTAGCGAGACACCCCCCGTAAGGAGTCTCAACCTCCTCCAGCTTTTGTGCTACAGTGGTACATCTTCCCGTTTACTCGGTGCCTATGATTAACGTAACGCCTACTGCGGAACACCCTGTTCCGTTTGACATGTCCGATGAGCAACCCAAGACTCATGCGGATAGCGTAGCCATTGCTGTAAATACCGCTGACCTCATTGCTCAGCTAGGTGGAAGCATTGACTACGACGACAATGACCTAGAAGCTGCGGAGAAGCTCATATTAGGTAAGGAGAAACCCGAGAAGCCTAAAACGCTATCCATATCCTCGCAAGCACAAGCGGCCTCGGCCCTAATCAAGCAGTTCGACTTCAACGCCTTTGCAGACCAGCTACAGGCACGCAACTTCATCACCAACCGCCTAATAGAAATAGCAGCGTGCGGAGACACAAAGCATGAACTAAAGGCCTTAGAACTGCTAGGTAAGCACAGCGACATCGGCCTTTTCACCGAGCGCAGCGAGATTCATGTGCACCACACCACGTCCATCACGTTAGAGAACAGCATCAAGGAGCGGGTCAAGCGTCTGCTCAATGCCGAGGCAGTGGACATAACCCCCCTAGATGACCTAGACCTCCAGCTTGGCCCAGCGGAACCGTTCCAGCCCGTAGAGCCAGAAGAAGTTGAACAACCTGAGCAAGCAGAGGTCCAAAACGGTGAGTGACATCAGCCTCAAGGACATTGAGACCCTGCTTAGCTCGGGAAAACTGACCGATAGCGACCTGCGCGTGCTCGAAGCGCAGCTAAACAAGCTGGAGAAGCTCAAAGAAAAGGAACTTTGCGCTACAAAGTTCATCAAATTTGTCGAAAAAGTCTGGCCTACGTTCATTTCCGGGGCTCACCACAAGCGAATGGCCAATGCGTTTGAGCGCGTAGCCCGTGGAGAGTGCAAAAGGCTCATCATCAACATGCCACCACGGCATACCAAGTCAGAATTTGCGTCATATTTGCTCCCGGCGTGGTTTTTGGGGCAGTTTCCGGGCAAAAAAGTCATCCAGACCTCACACACTGCTGAATTAGCCGTGGGTTTTGGCAGAAAAGTGCGTAACTTGGTCGATTCGGACGTGTACCACGAGATTTTTCCTGAATTGCACCTCCAAGCGGACTCGAAAGCGGCTGGCCGGTGGAACACATCTAGGGGCGGAGACTACTTCGCTATCGGTGTGGGCGGTGCGGTGACCGGTAAGGGTGCTGACATCCTCATCATTGATGACCCGCACTCAGAACAAGAGGCGGCGATGGCCGCAAGCAACCCAGAGGTGTACGATAAAGTGTACGAGTGGTACACATCAGGGCCAAGGCAGCGTCTCCAGCCCGGAGGCTCTATTGTTATTGTTATGACCCGGTGGTCTCAGAGGGACTTGACGGGGCAAGTGATTCGTGCCGCCGCTGCGCGTAGCGGTGAGGAGTGGGAGGTGATTGAGTTCCCGGCCATCCTGCCCTCGGGCAATCCGCTGTGGCCACAGTTTTGGTCTATCGAGGAGTTAGACGCGCTCCACAAAGAGTTGCCAAACGCCAAGTGGCAGGCGCAGTACCAGCAGAACCCGGTGGGTAACGAGTCCGCTATTGTGAAGCGAGACTGGTGGAAGTGGTGGGAGAAAGACCAGCCGCCCCACTGTGAGTACATCTTGCAGACGTGGGATACGGCGTTTGAGAAAACTAACCGGGCCGACTACTCTGCTGGGACGACGTGGGGGATTTTCAGTCTGGACGAGGACAAGCAGAACAAGAACATCATCTTGCTCAATACCTATAAGAAGCGGGTGGAGTATCCAGACCTCAAGCGCGATGTGCTGGCCGAGTACCGGGAGTTTGAGCCGGACGGGGTGTTAATCGAGAAGAAGGCGTCAGGTGCGCCTCTTATATATGACCTGCGGGCGATGGGTATACCTGTGCAGGACTACACGCCGGGTAAAGGCCAAGACAAGATTGCTCGTCTCAACGCAGTATCAGACATAATCGCCTCGGGAAAAGTATGGGTGCCACAAACACGGTGGGCAGAAGAGTTGGTCGATGAGATTGCGGAGTTCCCGTCCGGGCAGCACGACGACTTGGTGGATGCGACAACGCTGGCGCTTATGAGGTTCAGGCAAGGTGGGTTTCTCCGACTGCCCAGTGACGAGCCGGAAGAGATTCAATATTTCAGACGCCGCAACGAGCGGTTCTATACGGTCTAATGGGGTGACTATGGCTACACAGAAGTTTATGGGGGCGCATAAATTAGTGAAACGTCTCACTGCGCAAGTAGGGGACGAGGGGCTAGCTATTGCGCTACTTAAAAAACGGGGTGATATGTCTAAGTCTGGAGCTTTGACTAAGAAGGGGAAAGCTAGAGACAACATGACCGCTGAAGAGCGGGCGTTAGACCGGGCGTCTAAAAAGACCAAGCACAAACCACAAGAGTTTAAATACAACCGCTCGACAAACCGGGCAACTTTGAAGGATTGATTATGGCAACGAGTTCAATGGATAAATCCCTGTACCAAGCACCTGTGGGGCTGGCCGAGATGATGGACGCACCGGACATCGAGATTGAGATTGAAGACCCGGAGTCTTTGCATATTGGCATGGGGGACGTAGAGATTGACCTCAAACCCCAGAAACCCACCGCCGATGACTTTGATGCGAACCTAGCCGAGTTCATGGACGACTCGGAGCTTGGTGCTCTGGGTAACGACTTGGTTGATGACTTCGTCAAAGACAACATGGACCGTAAGGACTGGATAAAGACCTACATCGACGGGCTGAAGCTGCTGGGTCTGAACTACGAAGAGCGCACAGAGCCGTGGCAGGGTGCATGTGGTGTGTTCCATCCGATGCTGACCGAGGCAGTTGTGAGGTTCCAGTCCGAGGCGATGATGGAGACCTTCCCGGCAATGGGGCCTGTAAAGACGCAGATTGTGGGTGAGACCGACCTGCTGAAGGAAGAGTCTGCTGCGCGGGTCCGTGAGGACATGAACTACCAGCTTACCGAGGTGATGTCCGAGTACCGCCCGGAGCACGAGAAGATGTTGTGGTCACTGCCACTGGCAGGCTCTGCGTTCAAGAAGGTCTACTACGACCCGAGCAAAGGTCGTCAAATGGCGATGTTTATCACCGCCGAGGACATCGTGGTGCCGTATGGGGCCAGTAGCTTGGAGACAGCCGAGCGGGTCACGCACGTCATGCGCAAGACCAAGAATGAAGTGTTGAAGCTGCAAGAGGCTGGGTTCTACAGCGACGTGGACCTCGGTGAGCCGTCGATGGAGTTGGATGACATCGAGAAGCAGAAGGCTGAAGAGCAGGGCATGACCGCCTTGCAGGACGATAGGTTCCGTATCCTTGAGATGCACGTTGACTTGGACCTCCCCGGCTACGAGCACAAGAACAAGAAGGGTGTGCCCACGGGTATCGCTCTGCCATATGTGGTGACATTGGAGAAAGCCACCCGTCAGATTCTGGCCATCCGTCGTAATTGGTACGAGGATGACGCGCTCCACATCAAGCGCCAACACTTCGTGCACTACCAGTACATTCCGGGATTTGGGTTCTATGGGTATGGACTCATCCACTTGATTGGTGGCTACGCTCGTAGCGCCACGATGCTCATCCGTCAGTTGGTGGATGCTGGTACGTTGTCGAATCTGCCCGGTGGCTTGAAGTCCCGTGGTCTGCGTATCAAGGGTGATGACACTCCCATCCAGCCGGGCGAGTTCCGTGACGTGGATGTACCGAGCGGCTCTATCCGGGACAACATCCTGCCCCTGCCGTACAAGGAGCCGAGCCAAGTTCTGTTCGCGCTGTTCCAGAACATCGTCCAAGAAGGTCGGGCGTTTGCATCCAGCGGAGATATGAACGTCAGCGACATGAGCACCAACGCTCCGGTGGGCACAACTCTGGCTCTGCTGGAACGCACTCTGAAGGTGATGACGGCTGTTCAGGCTCGCATCCACTACTCCATGAAGCAGGAGTTCAAACTCCTCAAGGTCATCATTGCCGACTACACACCAGATGAGTATGAGTACGACCCGGTTGATGCTAACCGCCGTGCGAAGAAAGAGGACTATGACGCCGTGGATGTCATCCCGGTCAGTGACCCTAACGCAGCGACGATGGCGCAGAAGATTGTGCAGTACCAAGCGGTATTGCAGCTTGCACAGTCAGCCCCGCAGCTTTACAACTTGCCTCTCCTACACCGCCAGATGATTGAGGTCTTGGGCATCAAGAACGCCGAGAAGCTTGTGCCGGTGGATGAGGATGCAGTGCCGACGGACCCCATACAGGAGAACCAGAATATCTTGATGAATAAGCCGGTCAAGGCGTTTATTGAGCAGAACCATCAAGCGCATATACAAGTGCATATGTCTGCGATACAGAACCCGAAAATTCAACAGATGCTCCAGATGAATCCAGCAGCCCAAGCCATCATGGCCTCAGCTATGGCGCACATCAATGAGCACGTCGCGTTCGAGTACCGCAAGCAGGTTGAGATGTCGATGGGCATGGCCCTGCCGTCTGAAGAGCAGAACAAGCAGGTGTCTCCTGAGTTGGCTGACCAGATTGCGATGTTGGCTGCGAAAGCGTCCCAGCAGTTACTCCAGCAGGCTCAGCAAGAAACCCAGCAACAGCAGGCTCAGCAGAAGATGCAAGACCCAGTGGTTCAGATGCAGATGCAAGAACTCCAGCTACGCCAGAAGGACTTGGAGCTTAAAGCTCAGAAGCAAGCAGCAGATGCCGCAGCTAAGGCCGACCAGATTGAGATTGAGAAGTCACGGATTGCTGCCCAGAAGGAAATTGCAGCTATGCAGGTAGGCGCTAACGCAGCCGCTGCACGGGATAAGGTTCAAAAGCAGCAAGAGACCGACGGCATGCGTATGGGTGTGGAGATTGCCAAGCATAAGGCCCAGATGGCAGTGCAGAACGCACAGCGTATGTCACAACAGCGCAATCAGTTCCAGCAAAAACCACCTAAGAAAGGGTAAACATGGACAACGACCGGGTACTTAACTACCTTGCGAATGAGATTGAGAAATTACGTACCGACCAAGCTTCGTTTTTAGCTATGGGTCGAGCAAACGATTTTGCCGAGTATCGGCATGTCTGTGGAGTCATCCGGGGTCTGACTCATGCAGAAACTATCGTTAGAGACCTCGTGCAAAGACTGGAGAAAACTGATGACTGAATTTGATGTCGCCGCTGTGGACTTGTCCGGCATTCTCAATACGAGTGCAGAAGACAAAGCCAAGCAGTTGCCTGACCCTAAGACCTTCCAGCTACTGTGCGTTGTCCCAGAAGCTATGGAGGAATATGCGGACAGTGAAGTTGGGCTGCTTAAGGACAGCAAGACTATGCACTACGAAGAAGTACTGACCCCAGTGCTGTTTGTAGTCAAGATGGGCCCCGACGCATTCCAAGACAAAACTCGATTCCCTAGTGGGCCTTCGTGTGCACTGGGTGACTTCGTTATTGTCCGACCCAATTCAGGCACCCGCTTGAAGATTCACGGGCGTGAGTTCCGGCTCATTGCAGATACCTCAGTTGAGGCAACAGTCGAAGACCCGCGTGGAATTTCCCGCGCTGCATAAGGAGTAATGTATGGCTGAATATGATGATTTTGACTTCCCTGATGAAGCAGAGGCTAAAGCCGCTGCCAAGGCGGAAGAGAAGTTTGAAGTAGTAATAGAAGACGATACCCCGGTACAAGACCGTGGACGTAAACCGATGAAAGAGCCGGTTGAAGACCCCACTGAAGATGAGTTGTCTTCCTACGATGAGAAGGTCCAAGCGCGTATTAAGAAGTTCACCCGTGGATACCACGATGAGCGCCGCGCCAAGGACGAAGCTATCCGCGAACGTGAAGCTGCCGAGACCTTTGCTAAACAAGTGTTTGAGGAAAACAAACGCCTCCAACAACAGCTATCTACTGGTAGTAAGGCTTATATCCAGCAGTCCCAGTCAAATGCAGAGAATGAACTTGCTTCAGCCAAGAAGAAGTACAAGGAAGCGTACGAGGCTGGGGATGTAGATACGCTGACCGAGGCACAAGCTGAGATTGCCGCAGCTACCCTTAATATTGACAAGACGCGCAATATGCGCCCTGTTGAGGTTGAGGAGAAAGAATATACCCTTGCGCAAAATGCTGCACCGCAGCAACAGAAACTTACCCCCCGCGCTCAGAAATGGGCCGACGCTAACGAGGATTGGTGGGGTAAGAACGAAGAAATGACAATGACCGCTATGGGCGTTGACAGAAGGTTGCAAAAGGAGTATGGTGCGGACTACGTGGGTACTGAAGAGTACTTCCGCACCATCGATAAAACGATGCGCAAAAGATACCCTGAGCAGTTTGAAGACGCTCAGAGCGAAGAACCGGACGAGGAAGTTACTCCCCGCCGTGCAACTAGAGCTACTGTTGTGGCACCCGCCGCGCGTAGCACATCGCCTAACCGTATTCGGTTAAAGACATCTGAAGTCGCCACTGCGCGTCGTCTTGGGGTGCCTTTGGAAGAATATGCCCGTCAGGTTGCTTTACTTAAAAGAGGTTAAAAATGGCTGAAGTTAAACAAAATCGTTTAGACCGTGAATTGGATACCCGCTCTGACTGGGCCCGCCCTGATAAATGGCGTGCCCCAGAAACGCTTCCACAACCTAACCCCCGCCCCGGCTGGAGTCACAGGTACATTCGCGTCAGCTTTTTGGGTCAACCCGACCCATCTAACATCTCTGGAAAGTTACGCGAAGGATATGAACCCGTGAAAGCGGATGAATACCCCGAGCTTATGGTGCACGCCGTTGTCGATGGCCGCTTCAAAGGCAATATCGAAATAGGTGGGTTGGTGTTATGCCGTATTCCGGCTGAGTTCATGGCACAACGGGATAAACATTATTCCGACTTGAACAAGTCTCAGATTGAATCGGTGGACAACAACTATCTTCGTAACAGTGACCCGAAAATGCCTATGTTCGCAGAACGCAAATCTAGGGTCACATTTGGTCCAGGTTCTTAATTTTTTATAGGAGTCTTTATGGCTTATCCGGTGATTGACGCCCCCTACGGGCTAAAGCCGATCAACTTGATCGGAGGTCAGGTATTTGCGGGTTCTACTCGTGATTACCCGATCACTAACGGTTACAGCACAGCAATCTTCTACGGTGATTACGTAGGCTTGTCTCGTGGTGAAATCGTGCGCTTGTCTGTGTCTACTGGCACGGCAGGTAACCAAACCGGTATCTTCTTGGGATGCCGCTATACCAACCCCGTCACTAAACAGTTGACCTTCTCGCAATACTGGCCCGCATCAACTGCGGCTGGCGATGCAGTGGCTATTGTTGCTGACGACCCTGACCAAGTGTTCAAGGGTGTTGTTTGCTCTGCTACTACCGCTGTTGCTTCTGGCGCTCGCGCCATGATTGGTCAAAATCTGGCCATGATTAACAACACAGGTAGCACCGCAACCGGCAACTCCAAGAACGCAATCTTGGCCCCAAGTGATACTCCCGCCACCACCGCTGCTTTGCCCGTTCGCGTGCTTGGCTTGGTGACTGACACGGCTGTTTCTCTCGGAACTGCAACCTATACCAGCATTTCTACTGCTACTGTGACTTGTTCGGCTCTGCCGTTCGCGTTGCCTGTTGGCACTGATGTTGGCTCGCTGGACTCAAGTGGAAACTACGTTTCTGCGGGTTCTTTCGTTGACACCGCCGCTGCTGCCGGTGCTACCTCATTTATTTTGAACCAAGCCCCTGTTGCTACTTTGAACTCGACCATCGTGTTCATGCAGTATCCAGAGATTTTGGTCAAAATCAACTTTGGTCAGCATCAATATTACGCCGCTACCAGCATTGCATAAGGAGTAACTTAAAATGGCTATTTCACGCGCCCAGCTACTTAAAGAGTTGCTCCCCGGACTGAACGCTTTGTTTGGTCTGGAGTATGCCCGCTACGGCGAAGAGCACAAGGAAATCTACGAAACCGAAACCTCGGAGCGTAGCTTTGAAGAGGAAACCAAGCTGTCTGGCTTCTCCGCCGCTCCGGTGAAGAACGAGGGCTCTGCCATTGCATACGACAATGCGCAGGAAGCTTGGACTACTCGCTACAACCACGAAACCATCGCTTTGGGCTTCTCCATCACTGAAGAAGCAGTGGAAGACAATCTGTACGACAGTCTGTCTGCCCGCTATACCAAAGCTTTGGCTCGTGCTATGGCGTACACCAAGCAGGTTAAGAGTGCTGCTGTCATCAACAACGGTTTCTCCGCAGCTTATGTTGGCGGCGACGGCGTTGCTCTGTTCAGCACTGCTCACCCGCTGGTCAATGGTGGCACCAACAGCAACCGTCCTTCCACCGCTGCCGACTTGAACGAGACTTCCTTGGAAGCCGCCGTTATTCAAATCGCTGCTTGGACTGACGAGCGTGGCCTGTTGATTGCTGCTAAGCCTAAGAAGCTGATTGTTCCGCCATCTCTGCAATTCGTTGCTACCCGTCTGTTGGAAACCAGCCTCCGTGTTGGTACTACCGACAACGATATCAACGCGTTGAAGAACAACGGTTCGATTCCTGAAGGTTACACAATTAACCACTTCTTGACGGACAGCAACGGCTGGTATCTGACCACTGACGTGCCTAACGGTATGAAGCACTTCGTGCGTTCGCCTTTGGCTAACTCAATGGACGGTGATTTTGACACCGGAAACGTGCGTTACAAGGCCCGCGAGCGTTATTCGTTCGGCTGGTCTGACCCTCTGGGTATGTACGGCTCGCCCGGTTCGTCCTAAAAACCAAGGGTTTATCCCTAGTTTTAAGGCCCTTCGGGGCCTTTTTCTTTGTCTACGTTTTGGCGCACTGATTACCTGTGTCGTAACGCAGGAGGCATCTTGCACCCCCCTGAGAAATAGTGTATATTGCTCTCATTCCGGGGTTACCGGCGTATCAAACTGTCCCGGCAGACGACATACCGATTGATGCGCTTCACTTGTATGTAAGGACTCATCATGGGATTCGCTACTCACCTTGGCCCTTGGCTCTTGGGCACTGTCAAAAACACCACCGGCACTACCGCTGGCACTATCCGTAATTTGGGCGCTACTATCGTTGCCCAGACCTACACAGCCCCCACTTCTGTCATTCTGGCAAGCCCTGCTGCACAACTGATGTTCGTGCTTCCTGCTGGCGCTAAGATTGTTCGTTTTGGCCTTGAAGTCAATGTTGCTTTGACTGGCGCGTCTAACTGCGGCGTTACCATCGGTAGCAGCGGCACTGCCAATCTGTACATGGCTACGGTCAACACCGGCACTTCAGCGGTTCAAACTTCTCCAGCCACTATTGCAGCAGCTACTTCAGGTGTTTATGACAGCATTGGCACGACTGATGCGCTCATATACGGTACGTTTACTGCGGCTACCGCTGACGCTACTGCCGGTACGATTACTGTCACTGTTGAGTACATCGTTCGTGACTCTGACGGCTCTGCCAATCCATCTGCAACCCAGCAGTAATTAGTCTCGGGGGCTTCGGCCCCCGTTTTACAGGAGATTGATTATGATGCAGACAGACGTTAAAGCTACGCACGTAGAAGCTACGGGCACAGTGGTATCTGGGCGCAACCGCCTCAAGGCATACCATTGCATTTCCGGTGGGACAGCAGGTGACGTTATTTTCCGAGACGGAGGTGCTTCTGGCACGATTCGCCTGCAATTTAATATTGGTACAGGTACGCAACCCGTTTCATTGCTCATCCCCAGCGAAGGCATTTTGTTCAATACGGACATCCATGTAACGCTTCCTACCGCCGCAAAAATTACGACGTTCTATGGCTAAGAAAACCCCTTCCCTTGCAGTTGGTCGTGGCGAGAAGCTGCCCGTCTCCAAGGGGGCCGGGTTGACGGCTAAGGGCCGTGCCAAGTACAACGCAGCCACAGGCAGCAACCTGAAGGCTCCACAGCCCCAAGGTGGCCCGCGCAAGGACTCGTTCTGCGCCCGCATGAGCGGTATGCCCGGCCCAATGAAAGACGAAAAAGGTAAGCCTACCCGCAAGGCGGCTTCTTTGGCAAGATGGAAATGCTAGGAGCACGCTATGGTTGATTACAAACGCAAGATGGGTATTGAAGAGGACAAGGATTCTCCCGCGTATTACCGGGAAAAAGAAAACGTCCGCATGAGCAAACCCGGCAAGTACGACAGTATTCGCCCCGCTGGTGAAGAAGAGCGCCTTTCAAAACGTAAATCGGAAGGCTTGAAACAGGCAGCAATGGGTGCAGGGTTAGCCCCCGCTTCTATTGCTTTTGAAACCGCTTTTGGTGGCCGTTCCAGTGGAAATAAAGGCCCCATAGGTGCTGGTGCAGAGCAACTTGCTGGTGCTGGCGACAGACTTGTAAAGTCCACAAAAGAAGCTGCGGATTCTATTGGCGGAGGCCTTCGTCAATACAAGAACGCTAAGTCGGAAGCAGCGGATTTGGATACGGAACTTGACAGCCAAACAAAACGTGAAACCCGAGGCAAAGCCAAAGGTGGCATGACCAAAGCCTACGCCAAAGGCGGCTCAGTATCCGCCCGTGCAGACGGTATTGCCCAGCGTGGCAAGACCAAAGGACGGATGTGCTAAATGGACTTGAACTCAGCATGGTCAGCAGCGTTGACCTTAACAACGACCATCATTGGCTTTTTGTTGAAAGAGAAGTTCAACGAGTTAAAGCGGTTGGACATACTGCTCAACAAGACACGAGAGGAAATGGCCCGTGATTACACTACTCAAGCAGAAGTGCAGCGCATTACTGACCACATTGACCAACGGTTTAACCGCCTTGAAGCAAAAATTGACCAGCTTATTCAAGCGGGGAAGTGATGCCAGCGACAAGCCCTAAGCAAAAGAAATTTATGGATGCTGCGGCGCACAATCCAGCGTTTGCCCAGCAGGCCGGGATACCTCAGTCCGTTGCAAAAGACTTTAGCGAGGCTAGCAAAGGAATGAAGTTTGGTAAGGGGCCCAAAGCGCGGCCTGATTTGCAACGTATCAACAAGCCTGAAACTCGACAAGGCAAAATGGAACTATTTAAGAAAGGTGGAAACACTATGGCCTCTAAAATGCCCGCAGCCCTCATGGCTAAATTTGAAAAGTCTGGCAAGGACGTTGAGAAAAAAGGGGCCAAAGAAGGCTCTAAGAAAGAAATGATGATGGACCGGATGCAGATGAAGACGAAGAAGATGGCTTCTGGTGGTCTGGCTTCTGGTCACAAGAGCGCCGACGGTATTGCCTCCAAAGGTAAGACCAAGGCTCGTCAAGTGAAGATGAACAAGGGCGGCATGGCCTGCTAAGGAGAAAATCATGGCTGAAGATAAAAAACCCTCCAACTACGATGAAGTAGTGGATGCCAAGATGCAGGCAAAGAAAGACGCTGTATATGACGCTGCTGACAGTACTCCTGCAAACCCGAAGTCTGCTGGTGCTGGCCAAGGCATGCGCGGGGTCAAGAAGATGGCTAAAGGTGGTTCCGCTTCTAGCCGTGCAGATGGCTGTGCTCAACGTGGCAAAACTCGGGGAATGATGCTGTGATGGCTTCCCGTGGCATGGGTGATATCAACCCATCCAAGATGCCCGGCGCGAAGAAAAAAGCGCGTCGGGATAACACCGACTTCACGCAATACGCTGAAGGCGGCAAGGTCAATGCTGCGGGAAACTACACCAAGCCTAGCTTGCGCAAACGTATCGTGTCTCAGGTGAAGGCTGCGGCCACACAGGGCACAGGTGCAGGGCAATGGAGCGCAAGAAAAGCGCAGCTTGTAGCCAAGAAGTACAAAGCCGCTGGTGGAGGGTACAAGGATTGAAAGCACCGCAGCAATCCCTGAAAGCTTGGGGGGACCAGAAATGGCGTACCAAGTCGGGAAAGCCGTCGTCGAAGACAGGTGAACGATACCTCCCTGAAGCTGCTATAAAGTCCTTGTCCCCATCCGAGTACGCTGCAACCACTAAAGCAAAACGCGCTGGTAAAGCAGCAGGTAAACAGTTTGTGGCGCAACCCAAGAGCATTGCAAAGAAAACAGCAGGTTTTAGATAATGGCCAATACCTCCGGCTCCACAGCTTTCAACCTTGACCTCACCGAGTTGGTCGAGGAGGCTTTTGAGCGGGCTGGAAGTGAGTTGCGTACGGGCTATGACATGCGCACGGCGCGGCGCAGCCTCAACATCATGTTTGCCGACTGGGCTAACCGGGGCATCAACCTGTGGACGATTGAGCCGGGCACGATTACCTTGGTGCAAGGGCAGAATACCTACGCCCTGCCAGACGACACGATTGACTTGCTGGAACACGTCATCCGTACGGATGCCAACAGCACTTCCAACCAGTCTGACCTGACCATCACCCGCATCAGTGTTTCTACTTACGCCACTATCCCGAACAAGCTGACCCAAGCGCGGCCCATCCAGCTTTGGATTCAGCGGTACAACGGGCAGACTTCCGTAGTAGGGTTAACCCTAGCTACCACAATCACGAGCACTAGCACCGAAATCACCTTGAGTTCCACAGTGGGTTTACCCGCTTCTGGGTTCATCAAGATTGACTCAGAGACCATCAACTACGGCTACATAGATGGGAACACCCTCTATAGCTGTTTCCGTGGGCAGAACAACACCACTGCGGCGTCCCATAATTCTGGGGCTACCGTCTATTGGCAGCAGCTTCCCGCCATCACCGTCTGGCCTACACCCGACAATGCACAGACATACACGTTCGCCTACTGGCGGCTACGCCGCACCCAAGATGCTGGCGGCGGTGTGAACATCATGGACGTGCCATTCCGGTTTATCCCCTGCATGGCGGCGGGCTTGGCGTTTTATATTGCAGGCAAGATTCCTACCGGTATGGAACGCCTACCCATGCTCAAGCAGCAATACGATGAGACTTGGGAGCTTGCGGCATACGAAGACCATGAGAAAGCGGCCCTCCGTTTGGTGCCGCGACAGACCTATATCGGGCGGTAGTCATGGGCAATAGATTCGCTTCTGGCAAGAATGCAATCTCCGAATGTGACCGTTGCGGTCAACGGTTTAAATTGAAGGTTCTACGCACAGAAATCATCAAGACGAAGAACTACAATCTCTTGGTATGCCCTGCATGTTGGGACCCTGACCAACCGCAGCTACAGCTAGGTATGTTTCCTGTAGACGACCCACAGGCTTTGCGTAACCCACGCCCTGACCGTAGTTACGTAGCTTCTGGCCTAGATGTACTGGGGTATCCCGGTGGGGGTAGTAGGGACATCCAGTGGGGATGGAATCCTATTGGTGGGAGTAGTAATTTTGATGTGGGTTTGACCCCCAACTACTTGGTCGGAACCACGAGTGTTGGCACGGTAACAGTAACGGTTTCATAGGAGTCCATGATGGCTAAAGAAGACATGAAGAGTGACAAGGCGCAAGACAAGGCCATGATTAAGAAGGCGTTTAAGCAGCACGATGCTCAAGAGCATAAAGGTGGCAAAGGCACTTCGTTGAAGCTAAAAAAGGGTGGGCCGACTACGGATGACCGTATGCGCCTTGGTCGTAATATGTCGCGTGCGGCAAGCCAAAAAACGGGGTAAATCATGGCATACAGTATGAAAAAAGGCGGTAAGGAAGTTGGTCAAGCCAGCGTCTACGCCAAGCCGCACACAATGGATGGCAAGGCAATGAAGATTGCTTCAAGCCCCGGTAAAGAACCTAACCGCAGCAAGATGGACACGCTAGACATCAGCGTTGGTGGCATCAGCAAATCTGCTGGGGATGAACAGACCAAGACAGCTGGTATCAAAATGCGGGGAACTGGCTGCGCTACTAAAGGCACAATGTCAAGGGGCCCGATGGCATGAACTATTCTGAGCTTGTATCGGCGATACAGACCTACACGGAAAATAACTTTCCGACGATCACCCTTGCGGATTCGTCTACGGTCTCGTCTACGGCTCAGATTAACCGTTTCATCCAACAGGCAGAACAGCGCATCTACAACACGGTGCAGTTCCCTTCTCTGCGTAGGAATGTGACAGGGGTTACTACTTCAGGTAACAAGTACTTAGCTTGCCCCGATGACTTCCTTGCCCCGTACTCTTTGGCTGTTTACACTACGTCCGGCCCGTTCATATACCTACTGAACAAGGATGTGAACTTCATCCGTGAGGCGTACCCAACGCCAACTGATACGGGAACCCCCAAGTACTACGCTTTGTTTGGCCCAGCCGTTGTAAGTTCGGTCATTAGTAACGAGTTGTCGTTCATCCTTGGCCCTACACCCGATGCGGTCTACAACGCTGAACTGCACTACTACTATTACCCCGAGTCCATCACCTCCGCAGGTACTACATGGCTTGGGGACAACTTTGACACTGTGCTGCTGTACGGTTCGCTAGTTGAGGCGTACACTTTTATGAAGGGTGAAGCCGACCTAATCGCGCTATACGACGGTAAATATAAAGAGGCATTAGTTCTTGCTAAACGTCTGGGTGATGGTATGGAGCGTCAAGACGCTTACCGTAGTGGTCAGTATAGACAGGCGGTGACATGAGCATTGTCCAGACGCAGACCACCAGCTTCAAGGAAGAGTTGTATCAGGCCGTCCACAATCTGGCTACAGATACCATCTACATTGCCTTGTACAACGGTAACGCCAACTTGAATGCAGATACCACGGCCTACACAACCTCCAATGAAGTTGTGGCTGCTGGATACACAGCGGGTGGCAATGCGTTGACTGGAGTAGCTATTAGTTCTTCTGGTTCAACGGCGTACGTGAACTGGGCAAACACATCTTGGGCTGCTGCAATCACGGCCCGGTGTGCGTTGATTTACAACGTGACCCAAGGCGGCAAGTCTATTGCAGTGATTGACTTTGGTGCAGATAAGACTTCGACTACCACGTTCACTATAACGATGCCCGCTAACACGGCTACTACGGCGCTCATTAGAAGTTCGTAGGAAGCAGCATGGCTACTTGGACACCTATAGATACAAGTACTGATATAGCGGTATCGTATGACTTCAACCCGTATGCTACTTTGGCGTTTGCTGAAGGGGCGTTTGCAGACGGTACGGTTTATGACCCGTGGAGCAGTATTGGCACTGCGCAGTCGCCAAATTGGGGTGTAATAACAACTGGGACTTCACTGTCGTATGACTTCAACCCGTACGCCACCTTGGCTTTTGCTGAAGGTGCTTTTGCTGACGGTACGGTCTATGACCCGTGGACGTTGATTTCTACGTCCTAAGTAAAAAGGAATGATATGGCGCTCGTAATTGCGGATAGAGTCAGAGAGACCTCCACTACAACCGGTACAGGTGACATTGTTTTGGGTGGCGCACCTGCTGGTTTTATATCGTTCTCTAGTGTTATGGCTAACACGGATACCACCTACTACGGCATCGTGGGCGGTAACTCTTGGGAAGTCGGTGTAGGGACGTACTCTTCTGTAACCAATTCGCTATCCCGTACGGTAGTCCTTGCGTCGTCCAATGGTGGGTCTCTTGTCAGCTTTGGTTCCGGCACTAAGAACGTGTTCCTTACCCAGCCTTCAGAACGTGCTGTCTACGTAAACGGTAACACTGTGGTTGCTGCAAACGGGGCCACTGTACCCAACTCATTGCTTGCTAACAGCAGCATCACTATCAACGGCGTAACCATCCCTCTTGGTGGTTCTTCTACGACTGTTCCCCCGGCCTACCCACTAGTAGGCGCTACGCTTATTGACAGCCTTACACAAGGTACGGTGGTTACGGGCAATTCGGCATTTGATGCGTTGAGTGTTACTCAAAGTGGTTCTGGCGACGCGCTTGTTGTTACTCAGGCTGGGTCAGGCAATGCCCTAGTAGTCGAGGACACTTCAAGTCCTGACGGTTCTCCTTTTGTAATCACTGCAAACGGCAGCGTGGTAGCGGGGTATACAAGCACTATCAACGCAGGTGGAGCGGTCAACCCTAAACTTGAAGTGTTGGGCACAACGGCATCCCTAAGCACAATTGCAGTAGGGCGTTGGAGCGCGGATACAAGCCCATCTAGTCTGTACGCAATCAAGTCTCGCGCAGCTACGATTGGTGAAGCCTCCACCATTGTGCAATCCGGTGACCAGATTGGTCAGGTAGTCTTTACCGCAGACGACGGGGTTACGTTCATTCAAGCGGCGACCATCGTTGCAGAGGTTGATGGCACTCCCGGCGCGTCCGATATGCCCGGGCGTTTGGTGTTCAAGACTACCCCTGACGGCTCTGCTACCCCCACTACGGCGCTCACCATCAACAACGCACAGCAGATTGGCGTAGGCCCTGCGCCTGTAACCAGTAAGGGTACGTTTCAAGTTGGCACGATAGGTTACACCGACACCGGCATTGTGGTTGCTGCGGCTTCCAGTGTGGCTGGCTACAACCAGATGGTTTTGCAGAACACGAGTAATAACGCCGCTGCGTCTACAAACCTGAACATCTCTAACGATGCTGCTACTTCGACTACCAACTTTGGCGAGTTTGGTATCAACTCCTCTACCTTTACTGGTACGGGTTCGTTCAGCCAAGCGGGCTACACATACCTTGCTTCAGCATCTACAGACTTAGTAATTGGTACGTACGCATCAAAATCCATTCGTTTTGTAATCAACAACGGGGCAACGGATGCGGCAATTATTGACACCGCTGGTAACGTCGGAATTGGTATTGCTCCCACTGCATACCTAACCCTCAAGGCCGGTACAGCAACTGCTAGCACTGCGCCATTGAAGTTCACCGCTGGAACCAATTTGACCAGCCCTGAAGCAGGCGCGTTTGAGTTTGATGGCAATGCGTTCTACTCTACCGATGACGTTACTGGCGGGCGTGGGTACATTCCATCTGTTCACTACTTCCGTTTAACTTCCGATATCACAGCGTTTGGCCCCGCTATCGCCAACTACTTTGGCACTACCTCTGGCGTTCCCCTTGACAACAATATCTTCTACGAGTTGGAAGCCAATTTGTTTTTCACCAAGACCACAGCAGGTACGGTTACGTTCACGATGACGTTTACCAATGCCCCAGTGAATAACAACGCTTGGTATGTTGGAACACCTGTTGGCGGCATTGGAACTGTGGGCACGCCCCAGACAGCAGCTATTGCAAAGTCTACGGCAACTGCTGGCGCATTACCTGTCACCGGCTCTTTGACCACGGCAGTGAACCACCAATACCAGCTTTGCGCTATGTTTCAGACTAACGCGACCACGGGTGGTACGCTTAACATTCAAATTACTAGCAGTGCCGGTACTGTTACCCCACTGACTGGTAGCTACTACAAAATTACTCGACTCCCGTCTGCTAACTCGGGTGCGTTTGCCTAAAGGAATAGAGCATGACTACTGCATATACCTCTCTATTAGGGTTAGCCCTTCCTGTAACAGGAGAACTGTCAGGCACTTGGGGCGTTACGGTAAACGACTCCATCACTGGGTTATTGGACTCCGCTATTGCAGGCGCAACTGTATTAAACACCGATGCAGACGTAACGCTATCGACTACGGATGCGGTGGCTAACCAAGCTAGGCAGGCTATCCTCTTATGGACAGCAGGGGGCACGGTAACCCGCACCATCATTGCCCCCGCCAAATCCAAGGTCTACGTTGTAATTAACAAAACATCCGCTACACAGTCCGTCAAATTGTGTGGGCCGGGCCCAACCACGGGCATTACTGTAGGCGCGGGCAGTTCAGCAATTTGCGCTTGGAACGGTTCAGATTTTGTAAAAATCTCGGGTAGCGGCGGCGCTACAGGTGGTGGAGCCGACCAGATTTTCTATGAGAACGGTCAGACGGTGAACACCAACTACACCATTACAACCAACAATAACGCCGGTACATTTGGCCCTGTTTCTGTAGCCACTGGCGTGACGGTGACCGTTCCTACCGGCTCTGTCTGGTCTATCGTCTAAGGAGCCTATATGAGTTCAATTGCACTTTCAGGCAATGCAGCGGGTGCTGGTGTATTCACCATAGCCTCGCCCAACAGCGCCAGCAACTACACCATCACATTGCCCGCCGTTACCGGAGGGAGTTTTATTGCTAGTGACGCAAGCGGCAACGTGGGGATTGGTACTACAAGTCCTGTTTCTTTACTACAAGTTGGAAGTACTGCAACTAGCGATACAACATTAACTGTTGCCTCAGCAAACAACACAGCAGCACAAATAAACCTACTTGGTGACTTAGATTACACCTACGGCACAAATCTAAAATACGAAGGTAATGGAAACTACTTTGCGATAAGCTTGACTAATGCTGGTGCACTTACAGAACGGATGCGTATTGACTCCACCGGCAACTTGCTGGTGGGCATTACAAGTAATAACGCTTCAACACCTATAGCCTATTTTAATTCAACTGGTGCTTCTGCCGATGGTATTTGGGTGGCTAACACTAATACTGCTGCAGCCACGGCAGTGCTTTGGAACAAAGCCACTTCTGGTAATAATGTTTTCCAAACTTTCTGTACAGAAGGAACTATAACTACAAGAGGTAGCATTTCTTATAATCGTTCTGGTGGTTTAACCGCTTACAACACAACCTCTGACTATCGTGCAAAAACTGTTAAGGGTCCAGTTGAAAATGCATTGGCAAAAGTAGCTTTGTTAAAGCCGTCAACTGGTCGGATGAATGATGCAAGCATTGACATTGAATTTTTTGTAGCACATGAGCTTCAAGAAATTGTGCCATCCGCAGTAACGGGCGAAAAAGATGCGGTAAATGAAGATGGTTCACCAGCATATCAAATGGTTGACAAATCGGCGATTATTCCATTGCTTGCCGCCGCCATTCAAGAGCAGCAAGCCCTCATTACTTCCCTGACCGCCCGTGTTGCGGCACTTGAAGGAGCAACACCATGACCGCAAAAATTGACGGTACAAACGGGCTGCTTCAGTCCTACGACTACCAAGTCCCCGTCACAGGGTTTACGTACACGTTTGCTGCTGGTACTCAGGTGCTGGTGATGAACCCTGCTGGCACACTGGCTACTGGCACTATCACGATGCCCGCTTTGCCAGCGGATGGCATGACGATTACGTTTAGCAGCAGCCAGCAAATTACGGCGCTCACAATGGCGGGTAATGGCGCAACCGTAAGCAATGGAATAACCGCTTTGGCTGCTGGGCAGGCTATGGCGTACATCTATCGTGCTGCTTCTACAACGTGGTTTCCGTATGTAGCGGTGCCTTATGTAGCCCCGTCCCCGGGTTCACAGTTGGTCAGCGGCACTGCGGTCACCCTGACCACGCAGACCAACGTGGATTTCACCGGTATTCCATCTTGGGTAAAGCGTGTTACGGTGATGTTTAACGCAGTGTCGCTCAGTTCAACAACCCCCGACTTCTATATCCAATTAGGGTATGGCGCGACCCCTACTTTTGAAACTACAGGGTACACAGAAAATTCCGCGCAAATTAATAGCGCAGGCACTGCTGCGTTCAACGGCAATCTATCTACAGCATTTTTCTTTCAGCGAGCTTTAGCGGCAATTACCGACACGTTCTCTGGCATTATCGTATTGACCAACGTATCGGGAAATATATGGGCCCAATCTGGAAACATCACTAGGAACGGTAATAACCTAGTAACCATGTCTGCGGGCGTAAAAACCATTTCTGGCGGCGCACTGTCAGCAGTTCGGGTGCTACACAGCGGGACAACGGAAACCTTCGACGCTGGCTCCATCAACATTCTTTACGAGTAAACCACTATGACAACCACAATCAGCGGAAGCACTGGTGCTGCGGCACCGGGATTGCAATTGAGCGGCGCATACATTGAGGGTGTTGTAGGCATTGGCAACTCAGGCACGGCAAAGACCATTTCTCTGGCTTCTGGCACTTTTCAGACGGTGACCATGACGGGAAACTGTGTATTTACAATGCCCGCAACCACAGCAGGGCAATCGTTCATCCTAATCGTTAGCTCAGGAGCAGGTGGATTTACAGGCACGTTTACCAACGTGAAATGGCCTGCTAACACTGCGCCTGTTTTGACTTCGTCTGCTAACAATTGGGATATCCTGACGTTCGTAAGTAACGGCACTTACTGGTACGGTAACTACGCACAGGCTTATCAATAATGTTTGCAGCTAAAAACGCATTTATTGGTAAGGGTAGCACCGGGTACAACATTGCCCGTTCTGTGCGGTTTCGTGGTAGCGCATCAGCTTATTTGAACAAGACGTTTGCTAGTGCCGGAAACCAGCAAAAATTTACAATGTCGTTTTGGTTTAAGCGCAGCTCTTTGGGTGGGTTGGCGCTTAATGTGTCTGGCTGGTCTGGTAGTGGCGCTACCCAAGGTGGCGGGTTTGTTTACTTTAGTAATGACCAATTGATAATTAACCAGCAAACAAACAACGCCAACGATTGGGGCTTGCAAACAAACCAAGTATTTCGTGACCCATCCGCTTGGTATCATTTGGTTATTGCTGTTGATACAACGCAAGCAACAGCGGCGAATCGTGTGCTGGTGTATGTAAATGGTGTGCAGGTAACTTCTTTTTCTTCTGCTACTTATCCAACAATAAATCTCAACACCAAATTCAACGCAACAAATCAACGTATTGCGTCGTCGGATAACGGTGGGGCGGTCTATACCACGTTTGATGGGTATATGGCTGAGTACAATTTCATCAATGCCCAAGCCCTGACCCCATCCAGCTTTGGGGCAATCAGCACTAACGGCGTGTGGCAACCAGCTAGGTACACAGGCACATACGGCACTAACGGGTTCTACCTCAAGTTTGCTGACAACAGCACGGCGGCGGCGCTTGGCACTGACTCTAGCGGCAATGGCAACACCTGGACGGTGAACAACATCAGCGTAACCGCTGGCACTACCTACGATTCCATGACGGATGTGCCAACGCTGACAAGCGCGACAGCGGCGAACTACTGTGTGATGAACCCATTGTCAAATATTGGCACTGGAAATTTGTATACGTTTTCCAATGGGAATTTAAGCACCACTGTTAATGTGTCTACTGGCGGCAGGGGTATTGTTTCTACTTACGGAATGACTTCTGGGGCAGGAATTAAATACTATGTTGAAATTAACGTAACGTCTTTTGGCGCTTCAAATAATTCAGATTATGGAATATTGAACACGTCTACTACAGTAATGACAACGGGTAGTTTTGTTGAAGCTGGATGCATTGGTGCTTACCTATCCAACGGATATGCAATGAGCGCAACTGGCAAAGTAATGAACAATGGGTCTACGCTTGCGTCTGGACTTGCTACGTTTGTTGATGGAGATATTGTTCAAATTGCTTACGATGGAACAAATATTTATTTTGGCAGGAATGGCACTTGGTTAAATTCTGCTGTTCCAGCATCTGGTACAGGTGGCTTTAGTGTTGCGGCAGGAACATACGGTATCGCAATGGGTGCTAGTGCAAACACAACAAAAACATCTACTGCAAATTTTAACTTCGGTCAACGCCCGTTCACCTACACCGCGCCCACTGGCTTTGTTGCGCTGAACACCTACAACCTGTCCACGCCTACGATTGCCAACGGTGCAGCGTACATGGCGGCTACGCTGTACACGGGTACGTTGTTAAGCAATACCATCTCTAATGCAGTAAATAGCGTAAGTTTTCAGCCTGATTTTGTGTGGATTAAGTCACGGTCTGCTGCAACTGACAACAAGCTAACAGACGTTGTGCGCGGTGTAACTAAGGCGCTTATATCCAATACCACGGGCGCAGAAACAACCGATACGTTTGGTTTGACTGCGTTTAACAGTAACGGATTTACGGTAAGCACAGACACCACTTACAACAACAGCGCAGCTACCTATGTCGCATGGCAATGGAAAGCCAATGGCACAGGCGTATCCAACACCGATGGCTCTATTACCAGCACGGTGAGCGCAGGGGCTACGCAAGGGTTTGCTGTGGTGACCTACACGGGTACAGGCGCGGCTGCAACTGTGGGACATGGGTTGGGCAATGTACCAAGCATGATTATTGTGAAAAAACGCAGCGGCCTTGGCACTACTTGGGCTGTTTACAACGTAAACATTGGCGCGGCAAACTCGGTGTCGTTGAATTCTACAGCGGCATCCTCTGACCAAAACTATTGGAACAGCACAACCCCTACCTCATCTGTTTGGTCTATGACAGGCAACGCTGAAGTAAATGGTTCCGCTGAAACCTACGTTGCTTACTGCTTTGCCCCAATAGCAGGGTTTAGCGCATTTGGCAGCTACACGGGTAATGGCTCTACCGATGGGCCGTTTGTGTATCTTGGGTTCAAGCCTCGCTGGATAATGCTGAAGAAAACAAACGCAATAGGCAACTGGTCAATCATTGACACCTCTCGGCAAAACTACAACGTGGAAGGCCCGTACTTGAATCCGAATTTGTCGGATGCGGAAACCACGGGTAGCACTATCTACGATATGTTGTCAAACGGATTTAAGCTGCGGGCAACCACTGGTGTAAACGATAGTGGTGCAACCTTTATCTACGCCGCTTTTGCCGAAAACCCATTCAAATATGCTTTGGCAAGGTAGACTGTAAATGATAGACCCCTTTACCGCATTTGCAGCCGCTCAGGCAGCGGTCAAAGGAATTCAAGCTGCTATAAAATTAGGCAAGGACATCAACGGTATTGCGTCAGACCTTGGAAAGTTTTTTGAAGCCAAAGACATTGTTCAACAGGCCGCGAACAACCCCAAGAAGTTTAAATCGGATACCGCACAGGCGCTAGAGACGGTGATGCAGGCAAAGCAGCTTGCCGAGGCTGAGATTGATTTAAAGAACACGTTGATATGGTCGGGCAATGCAGATGTGTGGGAAGGTGTGCTGCTGGAGCGCAACAACATCATCCAGCGACGCAAGAAGGCAGAGATGGAAGCGGCAATGGCTAAAGCCAAGAAGCGCCAGCAGATAATGGAAGCGGTCAGCATGACGTTTTGGATTTCAATATTCTTATCTGCAATTGGCCTGAGCTACTTTTTTACAACCCTCTTTCTGGAGAGACGTACATGATTCCAATACTTGGTGCCCTGCTGGGCACGTTGGCAGAAAACGGGCTGGGGCTGCTGTCCTCTGCTATTCAGGCCAAGGGCAAAGAAGTCGTAGAGAACACTTTGGGCGTAAAAATTCCTGACAACCCCACGCCAGAAGATGTCGCCAAGCTGCGGCAGCTTCAATACGACCATGAAGAACGGTTGCTTGAGCTAGGCATTGAAAAAGCCAAGATGGAGTTGGCTGAACTGGAATTGCTTGCCAAGGCCGCTCAGAGCGATGCCGACAACGTCACAGACCGGTGGAAATCAGATATGTCATCGGACTCTTGGCTGTCCAAGAATATCCGGCCCATCAGCTTGATTGCCATTTTTGTAGGCTACTTTTTGTTCACCATGATGTCGGCCTTTGGATACAGCCCGCAAGAGAGTTTCGTAAGCCTCTTGGGGACATGGGGGCAGATAGTGTTCTTGGCCTATTTTGGCGGCAGGACTGTGGAAAAGCTGGCTGAAATGAGGAGCGCAAAATGAGCCTAAGCACTGAACAAGCCGCATTCCTGCTGGATTTCTGTAAGCTGGTGCAGTACGCCACCGACCAAGGTTTTATGGTTACCGGCGGGGAACTTGCCCGCACCCCCGAACAGCAGGCCATTTACTTCAAGACGGGCCGTAGCAAGACCATGAACTCCATCCACCTGAAGCGTTGTGCTGCCGACCTCAACTTCTTCCGTGATGGCAAAATCATCTGGGACAAGGCCATGCTGGCGCCCATTGGCGCGTATTGGGAAAGCCTGTACCCTAAAAATCGTTGGGGCGGAAATTTCAAGTCGCTGGTAGACTGCCCGCACTTTGAACGCAATGTGTAACCACCTGCCATGCCATTACAAAAAGTTCTTCTCAAGCCCGGTGTAAACAGGGAAAACACCCGCTACACCAACGAGGGCGGTTGGTACGAGTCGGAGAAGATTCGCTTCCGCCAAGGCACGCCCGAGAAAATTGGTGGTTGGGCGCGTATATCGGCTGCTACGTTCCTTGGAGTGTGCCGGTCTTTATGGAATTGGGTGACGTTGGGCTCACAGAACCTGCTTGGCGTGGGTACTAACCTCAAGTTCTACATTGAAAACGGTGGCATCTATTACGACGTTACCCCCATTCGTGCCCAGTACACGCTGACCAACCCGTTTGCAACAAACGGCACTACTACGGTCACAGTCACTCACTCAGGCGGTGGGTTTGCGAACAATGCGTTTGTGACGTTCTATGGCGGCACAGCCGTTGGCGGGCAGACTATTACCGGTGAGTACCGAATAACGCTCGTAGACCAAAATACCTACACAATCACTATTGCTACTGCGGCTACTACGGCTACTGGCGGTGGGACAGTCTATGCTGTGTACCAAGTAAACCCCGGCCCCGAGTACGCAGTTCCGTTGACTGGGTGGGGCGCTGGCGCATGGGGGGCTGGTACGTGGGGCATTGGCGCTACTTCTAGCGATTCGCTACGGCTTTGGAACCAAATAAATTGGGGGGAAGACCTTGTATACGGCCCTCGTGGTAGTCCACTCTACTATTGGAATGCAAACATTGGCTATCAAAACTCATCAATCACTGTAACCATTGCAACTCCATGCGTAGTGACGGCGTCTATCAACCTCCCGGACGCGACCCCTATCACGTTGGCTACTACAGATGCACTGCCTACAGGACTACTGCCCGGAGTGGTTTACTACACAAAACAAATTACTTCCACCACGTTCAATCTAGCCCTTACCCCCGGCGGCGCATCCATCAATACATCTGGTACGCAATTTGGCGCGCAAAGTATTTCTCCTCGGGGAATTTTGCTGTCTAAGCTAGACGGTGCAGATGCAGACACTCCAAAATTTCAAAATGCAATGACGGTGTCAGACGCAAGCCGGTTTTTGCTTGTCTTTGGTACAAATGATTACGGAAGCACTGTCCTTGACCCCCTACTTATTCGTTGGTCTAACCAAGAGTCATTAACTACATGGACTCCAGCAATAACCAATCAAGCTGGTAGCGCACGCCTGTCCCACGGTTCGGAAATTGTTACTACCTTGCAAAGCCGCCAAGAAATTTTAGTGTGGACTGACCAAGCCTTGTACTCATTACAGTACCTTGGCCCTCCCTATGTGTGGGGCACACAACTTCTAGTTGACAACGTGTCAATTGCCAGCCCCAATGCGGCATCTGTTGCTTCAGGCGTTACCTACTGGATGGGCGTAGACAAGTTTTACAAGTACGATGGTCGAGTTCAGACTTTGCGTTGCGACTTACGTCAGTACATTTACGGAAACATCAGTACGACCCAATACGACCAGATTACATCTGGTACAAATGAAGGCTTTAACGAGGTCTGGTGGTTCTATTGCTCAGAAAACAGCATAGTCAACGACAGATACGTCATATACAACTACGCAGAAGACCTGTGGTACTACGGTTCTATGGGACGCACAGCTTGGTTGGATTCTGGTTTGCGAACCTACCCTCTAGCTGCCACATACAGCAACAACATTGTCAACCATGAATTTGGTGTAGATGACAACCAGACGGGGACTACACAGCCTATTGTGGCCTCCATAACATCTTCCCAGTACGACATTGGGGACGGGCATAACTTTGCGTTTGTGTACCGCATGCTGCCTGACCTGACGTTCCGTGGGTCTACGGCGGGTACAACTCCTGCGGTGACCATGTACTTGCAAGGGCTGACAAACTCTGGTTCGGGGGTTACCCAATCAGGCAACGCAGGGGTCACCTACACTGGGCAAGCCCCATCTATCATCAACGTAGACCAGTACACCGGGCAGATTTACATTCGTCTCCGGGGTCGCCAGATGCAGATGCAGCTTACGTCCAACACAATCGGTACACAGTGGCAGCTTGGCGCTCCTCGTATTGACATCCGTCCTGACGGTAGAAGGTAAGCATGGCTCAAAAAAACGTAGTCGCCCCCCGGCTTCCTGCCGCCCCAGAAGAATATGACCCTCGGGCGTTTAACGAGCTTTTTCGGGTTATTTCGATATACTTCAGGCAATTGGACAACAAAGGCCCCATAGCTGCCGGGACTCAACGGGATGGGACTGAAGTAATTGCGGCTTTAAGTTTTCCGCCCAATGTTGGGGCAACTGCGCCTAGCTTGCCAACACAAACCGAACTAGCCAATTTGCGGGTTGGGGACATCTATTACGACACGACTGCTGGTAACGTACTAAAGGTAAAAACATGAGCCTTCAACTTGTCGCCAATCACTTAGCCCAAAAGGGCAGAGGCCCAGACTCCACCCTTGTCCATATGACCCCCGGAGAGGTAGCGAGCTTGCAATCTTTGGCTCAACAACATGGTGGCTCTCTAAGTATTAGCCCTCAGACTGGACTCCCCGAGGCTGGGTTTTTGTCTGCTCTGCTGCCTATGGCGGCTGGTGCTGGGTTGGCGGCTATGGGTATGCCTTCTGGCTACGCTGCGTTGGCTGTTGGTGCTACGTCTGCTGCGACCAATGGTGGAAATATGAGAGAAGCCATGAAGGATGGTTTTTTAGCATACTCTGGCGCGGGCGTAGCCGATTCGTTTATGGGGGCCGGTGCGGCTATGCAAAGTGGTGCGGCTACTTCTGCTACGGCTCCTACGGTGCTTGAGACTTCTGCGGGTGCAACATCTCCATACGCCCTTACTGGTTCTTCTACCGCGCCTTCAACTGCTGGCTATTCTTTGGGGGAGTCGAGCAGCTTCCTTAATAAACCCTTACCCACACTGGCCAGCGCAGCACCAGCCGAAGTAGCTCAAGCAGCGGCAGCGGCAACCCCTGCGGCCCAACAAGCGGCAGCATTGGAGAGTATGGACATGAGCCAGCGTTTTGACGCGCTCAAAGCTGGAGCCAGCGGTTCCAATGCAATGAAATACATCAAGGCCAATCCATTTACGTCTTTGGGCGTGGCCTCTATTGCAATGACCCCGGATGAGAACAAAACGCCCCAAAAGGCTACAGACAGCGACCGTGGGCCTAGGGCTGGACTTAACTACTACCCTAACTGGAGCAATCCAACTCCTAAACCCAACATGCAAGGTATCGAGCAGACCTACAACCGCCCCTACTACGCTGCCGAGGGTGGCGTTACGCACATGGCTGAAGGCGGCAGCACGGGAGGTAAAGACTACGATGGCGTAGCAATGAGTCCCGCTATCCGTGAACTGCTAGCCCAACACGACAGAAGCCTGCGCGAAATTCAACGCTTGAAAGCCCAACAGGTGGGCGCTCCCCCTGCACCGCTCGACCAGAAACAACTCTTCGCCGACTACCTCAAGCGGGTAGCAGGAGGAACAGGAGCGGGAACGGGAACGGGGATAGAAGTTGCGCCAAAACCGGGGACTGGGGTTGAGACTGAAACACCCAAAGTTGAGTTACCTTTCCTTGAAACCCCTGTGGCTAGCAATACGCGAGGTGGTGGCGGTGGTGGGCGTGGGAGTGACTCAGAAGGCCCAAGCGCATGGTCGCAGATGACACCTGAAGAACGCGCAGCTTACTATGCAGAACACCCGACTGAAGGAAAGTTAGCTCTTTTAGGTCAAGACGCGTTGGGGTATACCACTCTAGGGCTGTTGGCTAAAGCCGTAGGTAAGGATAAGTGGTACGACAGCAGGTTGGAAAAAATGGGCGTAAATCCAACCATAAGCTTAGAAAAACAAAACCAAATCGCCGGTACTGCAATGCAAAAAGCGTTGGACTCGCAAGCGGCTACTCAGGCTCAGCAACAAGCAATAACTGAGGCAAATAAAACAAGTACAGTTTTTGGCGGTTACCCCAACGGTGCTCCAAATCCATACAGCATGGGGCCGGGAACTCCGGGATTTAATGCTGTACCTACAGGCCCAACTAGAGGAGCCTTTCTTCCAACACCTCTAGGTACTAATGCTGCACCAACTGACGGTGGTGCGCCTCCAAGTGGTGGCGGTGGCGGTGGCAATAAAAGCAGTGATGGCGGGAATGGTGGTGGGTATAGCGGAGCGCCAAGTGCGGGTTCTGACGTAGGACGAAGTCCTCCGGGGTCTGCGCACACAGATGCCCAAGGCGGCTACCTGCAACACGGTAAATTTGACCAGCGCATGGCCCAAGGCGGACTCTCCGACCCCTACGACCTAGGCTCGTACTCTGACGGTGGTCGGTTGCTCAAGGGCCCCGGTGACGGTGTGTCCGATTCCATCCCTGCCACTATTGGTAAGGGACGCCCTGCTCGGTTAGCTGACGGTGAGTTTGTGATTCCAGCCCGTATCGTCTCTGAGATTGGCAACGGCTCCACTGATGCTGGTGCACGTAAGCTGTACGCCATGATGGACCGAATCCAAGCTGGGCGCAAGAAGTCTGTGGGTAAAAACAAGGTGGCGGTAAATAGCCGTGCCGACAAGCACCTGCCCGCATGACGGTAACGTATCAGACCGAAGACCCCGCCGAGTTTATTGAGGCGCTGAAGGGGGTTTTGCCTGAGCACTACGATGAGTTGTGCGTTACCAAAGACTTTCCACTCATGCCCGACTACGAGGCATATGGGCGGCTCCATGTAGCGGGGATGTTGCGCTGCATTACAGTTAAAGAGGATAATGAGCTAATTGGTTACGCAATTTTTATAGTGCATCCACACCTGCACTATCGGTCATGCATAACTGCCTTTGAGGATATTTACTTCCTGAAGAAGGAACACCGCAAGGGCCGAGTAGGAATCCGTCTGTTCCAGTTCGCTGAAGACGTGCTTAAAAAAGAAGGTGTTCATAGGATAATCATGCACACGAAAATCCATATGGACAACACGCATCTGTTTGAGTACCTCGGGTACAAGCTTACTGACAAGCTATTTACAAAGATTCTGGAGAAGGTATGAGCTACTCTCGCCGTCAACTCTACGCAATGGGTGAGCCCCTTGGAGATTCCGCAACATATCGTAAAGCCGGTGGAGGCTTAGTTTGCGGTGGAGGTGGAGGTGGTGGAGGTAGTCCTTCCAGTACTACTATAAGTTCCGCTGAACTCCCAGACTGGGCTCGGGGGTATGCCAAAAACACGTTGGCCGATGCAGCCAAGCTCACGGACATCAATAAGAATCCGTACAAGGCTTACGACCAACCTCGGATTGCTGGGTTCTCCCCCATGCAGGAGCAGGCACAAACGGCAGCTTCAAACATGTCGGCTGGGCCAGAAGCGTTCCAGAAAAACATGAGTTCGTACATGTCCCCGTACATGCAAAATGTAGTGGACGTACAAAAGCAAGAGGCTGCTCGGCAATCGGGAATTATGGGTACGCAGCAGCAAGCGCAAGCCGCTCAGTCCGGTGCTTTTGGTGGTGGTCGAGATGCCATCATGCGGGCAGAACGTGAACGTAACCTTGGTCAGCAGATGAACCAAATTCAAGCGCAGGGCTCCCAAGCTGCGTACGACCAAGCTGCAAATCAGTTCCGTCAAGGTATTACCCAAGACACGGCTATTAATCAGTTGCAAAACCAATACGGCGGTCAGCAGCAACAGCAAGCACAACGGGGTCTGGACCTTGGGTATCAAGACTTCTTGAACCAACAGAACTATCCCTACAAGCAGATTGGCTTCATGTCCGACTTGGTTCGGGGCTTGCCGTTGGGTCAGCAATCTACAGCATCCATGTATCAGGCTCCCCCGTCGATGATGCAGAACGTCGGTGCTTTAGGCATGGGCGCGTATGGCGCAAAGCAGTTGGGTATGTTTGCTGATGGTGGGCAGGTAGATAGCTACGCTGGCGGTGGTAAAGTCAATGCAATGAACGACCAGAACCAGATGGCCGACGCAGTGGACAAGCTCACCGACGAGCAGCTACAGCAAATCATTCAAAACCCATCCAGCGCAGCCGAACTTGAAGCAGCCAAGATGGAACTAGCTACCCGTGCCTCTGAACGAGGTGGACTTGCCGGTGCTTACAACATGGCCCAAGGCGGCATGGTTGCTTTTGCTCATGGGGGCATTCCCGGATACAAGGGTGGAGTTTTTGTACGTTCAAACGCAGACGAAGAGTCTGACTATGTAAACACTGCAAACGTGAACGACGAACTAGATGCACTTAGCGAAGACGGAATAGCCGCACTTGAACGAGACCAAATCTATTCGGCAGGAAATGCGCCTATGTACAACCGATTTGGTACAAGGCTTGAAAAGGCACTTAACGATAACGATGCTGCGCCCAATGTAGCACTGCGTACTGACCAAGAAATGGAAGATGCAGCGTTAGCTAGATTTGGACGTTTGAACGAAAGAATTGGTGGGGATAAAAGCTACGCGGATATCCAAAAGCAAATTGCTGATATGCGCGGGGAGAACGAAGGCTCATTAAAAGAGGCCAGAGGTTTAGCTGCGCTTCAAGGAATGGGCGCAATGCTTGAAGGTAATGATTTTGCAAGGGCTGCTGGTAAAGCTGCTGCTACTTCTGCCTCTGCATACGCTCCTGCACTGGCTGCTAAACGTAAGGCAGACCAATCTTTCACTGAGATGAACATTAATTTGGCTAAAGCTCAACGCGCAGAAAAAGCGGGTCTACTTAAAGAAGCCGACATGTACACGCAGAACGCAGAAGCCAACAAAATTAACGCCAATAAGGCAGCCACAGCATCACGTAAAGCGGGCCTTGAAGCCTTGGCACAAGCAATGCGGGCTACTAAACCTAACCTACCTAGGCCTGCCGCTGCGGCTAAACCCGGCGATATGAGCTTGTATGCACAAGGTACTCCTGAGCAACGAGCGTTGTATAACGAATTTTTAGAGAAGAAAGGCGCGGGTCTTGCTGGAGTAATGGCCGGTGTTACAGGTAGAACTGATACTGCGGAAGCAACAGACCTTAGAGCTCGTGACGAAGCTGCGGGCAAAGCAAGTAATGAGGCAGCAAAACTTCTGAAGAACACAGCCGCCTATAGAGAAGCATTAGACAACGATAAACGTAACGGAACTAAGACCGCTGAAGCTATGGAAAAACAAACGCGGGACACTGCTGAAGCTGGGTTCTATAGAAATGCTAGACCTAAAACGGATACAAGCGAAACGGCTAAAACTGCCAAGCCCGATATTAGTAAGGTAGAAGGTGCACCTGCTGGTAGTACCGTTGGGGATTACGTGCAAGGCAAAGGCTACAAGGTGTTAGACTCTAAAGGCAAGCATATCGGGTTTGTCCAGTAAGGAACTGCAATGAAATTTGTTCCTCTTTCAGAGGTGGAGTCTGACGTTGGTGAGGCTGCGCCCGCTAAAGCGTTCAAATTTGTCCCCCTAGATGCAGCCCCTGCTACTTCCTCAACCGCCGCACAAAACTTAGCCGAGGCGCAAGCTAGGCAAGACGTAGCTTCAAAAGGGCCAGAGCAAGTCTCAATACCCCAAGCAGAGTTGGCTGCTGCGGAAAAAAATGCTGCTGCGCTTAGGAGAGAGCTAGCGCGTAAGGGTGTAGATGTTGGTGCGCCTCCTGCTATTGGGAGCAGCAAGGCCGGGGATTTTTTACGCGCCCAAGCGCAAGGCCAACAACCCGCCCCCGCCGCTGCGGTAACTCCCGCACCACCTTCCGCCCCTGTGGTAGCCCCCGCCCTTGCTCCTAAACCCGTAGTCGGTGGTCGGTTTGGTGCCCTTGGTGTTGGCCCCGCCGCACGCCCTGCGCCGCCACAATTGTCTGCATTGGAAAAAGCGCCCAAGGTAGCTCCTGTAGTGTCTGAGACCCAAACAGCCCTCAACATGGCTGGGGTCAGCCCGCAGTACGTAGCTTCCCTAAAAGCCGAGTTCTATCAGCTACCACCTACCCAACGAGTTGCCGCATTGCAGCAAGCAATTGAAGCTAACCCACCCAACACGGTGAAGGGCCGTGCGGTACGCGCAGTAGCAGCAGAAGACGAGGCTTGGAAAGCGGCAACAAGCAGGACTTCCTCTGCTCGACTCCTCAGCCCTCGGATAGAAGACATAGCGGCGAACATCCAAGCCAAATACCCTGAGCGCCCTGCTGAGCTAGTCTTGTTGGAAGCGCAAAGAGCTATAGACCAAGGACGTAGTGATGTTGATTACGACACCATGCAAAGAGATGTGGTTGGCGAACAAGCTGCTGCCGCCGCTGAGCAACAAGCTAAAGAACTTGAAGACGCTGGGTTAGCCAGACGTGCGGGTGCTGGGGCTTTATCGGGGGCTAAGAAAAGCGTTGCTGGGCTGGCTCAGTTTGGGGCTGACCTTTGGGGGGATAAAGAGTTCTCTCAGGAACTAGCAAACACGCAACGCATAGAAGGCGCTAAGTCTGCTGCAATCCCTCAAGGGGAAGGTGTTTTTGATAAGTCACTTCAAGGGGCAGTTACAAGCCTTGCAACGCAAGCACCTTTCTTGGTGTTGAGTGCCTTGACTGGTTCTCCCGCGCCCGTAATGGCACAAGCGGGCCTTGCTACATTTGGAGAAAAATACGGAGAAGGTAAAGCTGCGGGCCTTGGTACTGCAAAATCTGCTATACGGGCAATACCAATGGCTGCGGCAGAAGTATTTTTTGAGCGTTTTGGTATGACCAAAGCCCTTGGTGGGCTAAAAGCGCATATAGCTAAATACGGTGAAGATAGCGTATATAAGTACGTAGCAAAGGCTATAGCAACAGAGCTACCTTCTGAGATGGCTACTACCATATCGCAATACGGTATTGACGTATTGCCCGGTATAGGTCTGAACAAAAAACCTAGCCTTATTGACCTGTACCAACAAGTAGAAGAAACGCTACGTCAAACAGTGCTACAAGCCGGAATTACCGCAGGGGCTACTGTGGCTACGGTAAAGGGCGTTCAAGGTGCTAGAGCTACCCCACAAGCAATAGATGCAGCAAAAGAACGACTCCGCGAAACCGCTAACCAAATAGTCGGCATAGAAAAAACCAACGAGATACTTGGCCTTCGTGAAGGTGCATATGAGCGTCCGGGGGAAATAAGCCCAGCCAAGCTCATGGCAGAAATGAAACGAACTCCTTTTGCCTCTAGTTCAGGTGCCTTGAACGTACCCTCTGTAGAAAAAACCGTTGCTGAACCCAGACTAGGGGACATAGCAAACACGGGTATGCAAGAGGAAGAAGAACCCGGACTGCGTAGTTTTAAAAATCTAGGAGTGCAAGAGGAAGAAGAACCACCGTTGTTCGCCCCTCCAAACCCAGTAAAAGCAGAAGCGCAACGCAAAGAAGCTGTGACTGCTCTGGCCAACCGAATTGAACAAGAGCAGGGTATTCCTATTGAGGATGCCGAGCGGATTGCAGCCAATGATATTGCAGCTACCGAGGCGCAATACCGCCGCATTGCCGGTAAAGGTGTAGACCTGACCCGGATGGAAGAGATTGCACGTTCGCATATAGTGGCTGGTTACCCCCCTCCGGTCGCTATGGAGATGGCCGCAAAAGCGGTCCAAGAAGAACGCGCCGCCGACGCACTTGCTAAAGAAACAGGAGCACTAGATGTTAGAAAACCTAAGTCCAAAACAAGTAGAAGAGGCGCTGGCGTGGCTGGCGAGCCCGGAGTTGGAGCCCCCGCAGGACCTGAAACAACTACACGAGATGGAGTGGTTTCTACTGAGTCGGATGCTGGACTCGCTCCTACAGGAGAAGCACCACAGCCCGGTGCACTAACTGAAACCGAAGGAACCATTGATGGCACTGAAACCGTTAAAACCGAGCAAACAGAAACGCAAGGACAAGAAAAACCCGCCGCAGTAGGTAAACCTCCCAAAGCGCCCAAGCCCGTAAAGGTAAAGGAAGCCAAGGGGGATGTGCATACGTTTGAAGAAGCGCAAGAAAACAATGCACTTGGTAAACCTGTCAAAACCGGGTACAACTTACTCATCAACGGCGAAAAAGTTGGTACGTACAAAACCAAGCGCCAAGCTGTTGCTGCGTCTAACCTAACCAAAGCGGAAAAGACAGGCAATGCTGAACTGATTGCCAAGAACAAGAAAGCCTACGACGATGCAATTGCATCGACTGGCGCTGGCCGACCACCAAAGGTCTATCCAAGACAAAAGCCTCCCACTGCTACCGCCCCCGCTGTTGAGTCTGAAGAAGCCAAAGCTAAGCGGGAGATGGACGAGGCTAGAGCCGAAGCTGCTGCGCAAGAAGAGTCCGACCGTAAAAAAGCGGAAGACTTTGAAGCCAGCACCGCTCCAAAAGCTGAAGGCCCTATTACGGTAGTTGAAACCCAACTACTTAGGGGGGATGCGCTTACCGGCGCATCCACAAAGGTCAAGCTATCCGATGGTAGCGAGCACGAAATTAACCGCCAAGACTCTATTACCAGTATGGGGCTACCGGGGTGGCATGACGTAAATGCCGATACGATAAACAGCTATTTAGCGGATACCAAAGCTGAAGCCATCAAAGAACTAATCCGTCGGCAGGAAAAAAAGCGTGGAACGGCTAAAAAACCCAAGGGTAAAAAAGCCACCTCCGCCTCTGAAGCCCTTGAGACGGAAGCTAAGGAAAAGCTGGAAGAGCTAGAAGACCTGCTCAAGAACTACAACACAAACCCTGATGTTGCTAGCGCCAAAGCTTCTGCGCAAAGGATATACCGCATAGCCAACGACCTCGGCGCGCCTAAAGCAGTTCGGGACCGGGCTAAGAAAATCTTGGCGGACGAGATTGATGTTAAGGATATTGTCACGCAGAACAAAGATGCCATCCGCACTTCTTCTGCTGTGCTGCCCGGAGCTACGCCAGATGCAAAATTTGCTGAGTTCAAAAACGCCTCACAGGCTATTGCGCATGTAATCAAAACTGGTACTAAGTTTCAGCAAGCGTTGGGCAATCGCCTGCGCGGGTTTGTCAACGGAGTCAAGTTTGTAGTGGTCGAGAAAGACCAGAAGGTTCCTGAAGGATTGACTGGTGCGCGTATTGCCAAGCGGTGGGAAAAATCCATTGCTATGTACGTGGAGAACTACGATACCGGTGAACGCACTGTCTATGTCCGAGGCGCATCCTTTGGCAATCGCCAAGGCCTGAACAACACAACCGTGCTGCATGAACTGCTGCATGCGGCTACAAGTCGGAAGCTTGACCTAGGACTACAAGCTATTAAAGACGGCGCGTCTAGAAGCACAAAGCTCGTGCGAGATACGATTAAGCTGGTGGAGCTCATGCACAGTTCCGGTAGGCTGTTTAACGACCTCATCAAGCAAGGTAAAGCCACTGAGAGCATGCGGCTGTTGAACGCATACGGGGATGTATTTTCTGACCCCAAAGAATTCTTAGCCTACGGCATGACCGACGAGGACATGCAGAACTTCCTCATCCAAGCCCACGGGTACGAAGAAGACACTCCGTTCTTTACTCGGTTTGTCCGCGCCCTGCGCGACATGTTTGGCATGGGTGAGAACGACACAAACGCTTTGTCTGACCTGATTGTGGTGTCGGACAGCATCCTATCCACTCGGGTGCCGGTGGCCCAACGTACGGCGGGCATTAGCCTGAGCAGCGCAACAACCAAAGCTAGGCCCAGCGTCAATCAGCAACGGCTAGCCAAAATGCTCGGCAACAAGCTGTACGGTTCTCCCCAAGACATTGCCAAAGTGTCCATCAAGGAACTGTTCCAAAACGCATTTGACGCCATTAAAGAGGCTATGGAAAAGAGTGGGCTTACCTTGGGCAAGGTGAACATCAAAATAGATGACAAGACCCGCACCATCACGGTGATTGACAACGGCCCCGGTATGCCTACTAGTGTGATGGGCGGGCAGTTCTTGCAAATTGCAGGTACGGTCAAAGGTACAGACCGCGCTTCTGGTGGCCTTGGTGTTGCCAAGATGCTGTTCTTGTTCGAGAACGATAATCTGGAAGTTGTTTCCCTGCGTAATGGGGTTGTGTCCCGCATGGTCACCACTGGGGATGAGCTTAAAGCTGCTATGGCGGCAAACCCAGTTACTCTTTTTGAACAACTAAAAGATTTTCTTTCCCCGGAAGACATTGAAGTTATTGCGCCCGCAATACAAGCATCTATTGCTCGTATGCGGGAAAGTGGAGAAGTTGTACCTGAAATAAAAATTGAAACTTCAAACGACCCTGAAACGGTTGAGAAGTACACCAAGACTATGTTCCCCGATGGGCATGGTACTGCGGTGGTTGTGCAGATACCCAAGACCTACACAGACACAACTACTGGGGACGAAAAGGTAATTGACTTTAACAAATATGACCTCAAGGATATTCCAGTTTTAACCGACAGCCCTTTGTTCGGGGATATTGAGGTTACTGTTGATTTAGGGCGTAGCGCGGATACGTTACCTGTAGGGGCAAACTTTCCCAAAGATAAGTACACGTCGTTTGCCAACGTCAAATTTAATTGGGGTGTTGCCCGCATATACGTAAGCAAAGAAAAACCCACACAGGGCATGTGGGATGGGAACACTTTTGTGTTATCTAATGGGCTGTGGCAGTTCACAAACAACATGAAGGACCGTCCGGGTTGGGATGGCAAACAAATAAAACGTAAGTTTTACATCGACGTTTCCCCTGCGAGCAACATAAAGCCAGAAGACCCTGCGTACCCGTTTGAGTTGAACCGCCAAGGTTTTTCTAAGACCGCCGAAAAAGACTTCAAGAAGATATACAACTACATCACTGCCATTTATGGGCAGTTGGATTTAGCGCAAGGCGTAAAAAACTTTGGTACGGTTCAATACATGAACTTGGATGGCACACTGTCTAAGGCCGAAGTACTCGAACCAAAAACGCCCCCTACAGATACTGCGTTTACGCTAATCAAACCCACCGATAAAGTGGAGATTAAAGATGGCGTGATGTACGTAAACAACCGGGCAGTGCCTGAGTTGACCAACGATGACTTGTCTAAAACTAGTGTACGTATTGATGAGCTAACCATACCGCAAGACGAACTTGACCCCGGTCGAGTTATGGTGCACGACAACACCGCATATGCACAACCAGATAAAAAATCTGCGGGAGAAATACTAGATGAATTTGTAGGTAAAAATCCTGAAGAGTTTGCAATACAGTGGAGTTCAACCTTTGATGTAACAGGCCTTAAAGTTTTTGCCCTAGACAAATCAGGGAACAGGGCTACGTTGGATAAAGAATTACAGGGTGATGCTGCATCACTTGTTACTCAGCTAGAAAATCTTGGGTGGGTGCCTACGCCAAAAACAGAGGAAAGTAAATCGCTTTCTGATGTTGCACGGGAACTATTTGGTCAGGGTTACGACTCGTACCTAGCTGGTGTTGGGCGGGTGTTTATGAACCTGCGCTCGGCCCTAGTAGCCGCGCACGGTGACTATGCTAACCTTGCTAACGAAGTAATCGGTACAAGCATCGACAACGAGTACTACGGGGTAAGCATCAGAGTGCCGTTCCACGGCATGTTCATAAACCCTGCTGTGACTGCGTTGACTGACTCTCCAGCGCAGATTGCCTTGTCCCTAATAGGTACGATGGCCCATGAGTTGGCGCACTTCAGAGTGCGTAATCACGGTGCAGACTTTGCTACCGAAATGCAACGGGTTCTGGTATTGTTAGAGTCGGCACCCAACTCTGACTTGGGGATGCTTAAGAAGTACCTGACCAACCATATTGCTAAGAACCAAAGAATTTTTGATTTTTTAAACAAGGAGTTCCGCAGTGGAAATCTCAAACCTCGTGGAAACCGCTTCCAAGACGCTAGCAACCAGCAAATCGGAGATGAAAGCACTGCTCAGTCAGTGGAAGGCGCTCGCACAGCAGAAGGGTGGCGACCCAGCCTATCTCAAATCTCTGAACCGGGCACTGAAGGTGCTGGAGAACTCGACGACTCTACCGCAGATGATTCAGACGCTGAAGCGGTCGAACTAGCACTAAGGACTCAAGCCCAAGTTGACCGGGATGTTAAGAAGGCTGCGTATACATTCAACGAGTCCGTAAAGGGGCATGAGTTTTCTAAGACCATCTCTGCGTTGCAGATGGTGCAAGACCCGCGCAAAGTCCTACCGGCACTACGGGCGTTGTGGAAACGAGCTACTACGTCACAGCGCAATGTGTTGGTGTCTTTGCCGACAAACGAATTCTTAGCCGACTGGGCTGGAAACAGCGTACCTGAGCTTACCAATACTGCCAAGCTGATGCAGAAGATGTCGGGCATGGCTGAGCGGCTGCTCAAGGCTGCGGGTGAACTGACGGATGAGATTGACCGCACATTCCGCAAAAACCCTGACCTACGTAAAAAGCTGGACCGCATTACGTTGATGTCTACCCTTGCACAGGTAGACCCAGCAGACCCTAACGTACGGGTAAATTCTGAAGTACTTGATAAGCAATGGCGGGAACTTGGTGATGATGGGCGACGCCTGTACAAGCGCATAAGAGACCACTTCGACACGCTGTCCAAGTACTACACCCAACTGCTAGACGACCAGATTACTAAGTCCGGTCTTGACATTGCCCAACAAGCAAACCTGATGAAGAAAATCAGGGCCATCTACGAGACGGGTAGCAAAATTGTTCCGTACTTCCCCCTGATGCGTGATGGGGAATTCTGGCTGGCAATCGGTAAAGGTAATGGCCGTAAGTTCTTCTTGTTCAAGACACTAGAGGAACGCGACAATGCCATGCAAGGCTTTGCGGATGAGCGCATTGTGCCCCGTAAGCCCAACGAATCAAAGGCTCAGTTTGACAAGCGCAGGGCCGACAACCTCCAAGAGCTACTGGAGGACTACGACTTTGAGCATGGCAACAACATAAGCACTATGCGCCGTGCTTCCTACGGCAGCAGCCCCATGCTGGGAGAAGTGTTTGCTGCAATTGACTCGGCTAACCTAGAAGACATTGATGCGAAGGAAACCATCAAGGACGCTGTGTATCAGGTGTACATCCAGTCCATGCCAGAGCAGAGCTTCCGCAAGATGTTTATGCACAGGAAAGGCCGTGCAGGTTTCCGTCCTGACATCCTACAAAACACAGCCCACGCCTCGGCACAAATGGCTTCTCAGCTTGCCCGTATCAAGTACGCGCCGTTGTTGCGCAACTCATTGTCTGCGGCAAGAGACTCTATCAGCAACCGCCCACGGTATGAGCCGTTTGTGATTGAAATGCAGCGGCGTGTAGCTCTTAACTTGGCCCCAGAACGGCAATCAACTGCGGCTAATATCGCAGGGCTATTGAACAAGGCTTCGTTCATCTACTACTTGGGCGGCGCATCTTCTGCATTGCTCCAGCCGCTCAGCATTTTCCAAACGGGTATGCCTGTGCTTGCTCGGTACGGTGCGTTTAACGCCTCCATACAAATGGCAAAGATGCTCAAGGTATGGAACAAGGTGGGGGTGTACAAACGTAATATTGACGGTACGCACAGTTTTGTGGGGCCGTCTATGGAACACGGGGCATTGACCCCTTTCCAACGTAAGGCATTTAAAGCTGCTGAAGGACGCAAGCTATTTGCATCTACTTATGCTAGCGCAGTCTTTGACTACAAGAGCACTCCTACAGAAGAGCTTAGCTCCCCCACAATGAAGTTTGCCAAGGGCACGGTAGACACCTTGGTGCTCGGCGGGCTCATGCACTCAACCGAACGCATGTCGCGGGAGTTCATATACTTCTCCTCTATCGACCTGCAAGTAGCTGCGCTGAAAAAAGCAGAAGAGGATTTAACATCTGAAGAAGCTGAAAAAATCATAGACCAAGCTGTCTACGACACCAACGAAGCCCTCGGCAACTACGGGGAGTACAGCCGTCCGTTGTTCATGCGGAGTGTGGGCGGTAAGGTACTGACGCAGTTTATGATGTACCCGCTGCATGTGTCCTTGTTCTTGCTCAAGAACTTCAAGGAGATGATTAAGCCAATGAACGGACGCACTCGGCAAGAAGCGTTCAAGAAGTTTTTTGGCACCATGCTGTCTACGTATGTACTTGGTGGTTACGTGGCGCTTCCAATGTTCAGTACCCTCATGGGGTTCATAGGCGCAGCGTTCAATGCTCTTAGGGGCGACGATGACCAAATACCTGATTGGGAACTGTACGTACGTGAAGTTTTGATACCGGATATGTTTAACCAAGTTACGATTGACGGTAAACCGCTGTCCCAGTATCTTGACCCAGAACTAGCTAAAACTGGGCCCTTGAACTATTTCACCGGGGCAGACTTCTCTGGTCGCACCCAGCTTAACAACATGTGGTTGCGGGACACTAAAGTACACGCGACGTTCAGAGAAGATGCTATGGCGTTTGCGCTAGAGAAAGCTGGCCCTGCGGCAAATATGCTTGTTGCATACGGAGAAGGTTTTGAAGCTTTGTTTGCAGGAGACTACGGCAAAGCAATGAAGAAGTTTGCCCCTGCTGGATTCCGCAATTTTTCTACTGCTTATGAGCTATACACCCAAGGCGCTAAAGACAGCAAAGGCAATCAGCTACTTAGCAAGGATGCGTTTAGTACTGGGGCGTTGATTTTCCAAGCTGTTGGCTTTAGGTCGGATGCACTGGCTAACCTTCAGTACGTCAACTTTACAGTCATGGGCATAAAGCAAAAGATAGCCAATGAACGCCAACAGATACTGAATAAGCTAGACCGAGCAGACCGTGAAGGCGATACGGCTGCATATAGCAAGGCCTACAAAGAGATGGAAAAATTTAATGACAAGCACTATGAACTGGAAGTGCAAATATCACCCGACTCCTTAGCAGAATCGTTAGAGGCACGGCGAAAACAACGTGCAGAAACTTGGCGCGGGGCTAGGTTGGAAGCTGCGGGAACTTACGACAAGTACTTGTCTGCCTCTAGAAGGAAAGCTGCCGAAGCCGAGGCAGAAGGGCGCAAGAAATAAAAAACCCCCGGTGTTTAGCCGGGGGTAATGGAAGGACCACTTCCAAGGAGGAGCAACGCTGTCAGTGTAGCTCAAGTTCTCCAGACCCGCAAGCCCTTCACCCCATCCATGATGACCACCTTGGTGATGGTGGTTATCTTTAGCCGTTTTGTAACTACAGCCAACGTAGCCCGCGCCGCCTTGTGGTCGATGCAGGGGATGAAGAATGAATAGCCCTTGCGGAACTTGGACCAGTCAATCCTGTACGCTACTGTCTCGATTTTCATCTGTGCCCAGTATTGCTTCCACCCGCAGAGTCTCGTCGGCAGAGGTGTCAAACTTCAGGACGCGCACAGCAGGGGACACAATCTTCATGCCCTTAGACATGCGCTTGTTGGTGGCCTCTAGGAAAATACCCAAGTCGGTTAGCTTTTTCAGTAGCTCTTTGTAGCCTGTCTGCTGCTTGACGCAGAAAACTTTGAACTGCTTGGCCGAGATGTAGAGGTGCTTGGTATCCGGTTCGTAGCGTATGAGCAATTCCCCCCGTGGCTCCAGCGTCGGCAGCGCCGACAGATTACTGCGGGAATCGACTTCACCATTGACCACCAGCGTGTTGTAGATGTGCCCGTTGATGAACTCACCCAACGTAGAGATGGGGGACAGACTAGGGGGCTTTACATCTATGCGCATCTCGCCCAGCATGCCCTTCAACCAGCCGTACACGTTGCCCATGTGGAAGTCGTGCAGTCCTAGCTCTTTGGCAATCAAGCCACCGGCAATGTTGCATGCCGACTGTGCAGACCAAAAGCGTTCCCGTGAGGTGAACTGGACTTCCTTGTCGATGCGGGCCTGTACTTTGCGCACAAGGTCTTGGCAGTACTCAAGGTTGTTGACCAAGAAGCTGATGTAGATTTCCCCGGCATGGCCGTAGTTCTCGTTCAGTTGGTGGTCAAACATCTGCTTGCCGACAGCTACGCCGATTATGTCGTTTGGCTCAATCTTGTACTCCAGCAGACGCACAGACTCACCGTCCGGTGTGTTCTTCAACTCACCCAGCTTTTCATAAAAGCTGCAATTAGCCGAGGCCAAGGTCATGTTCTTCCATGAGGTGTTGTTAAGGCGCAGACTGTTGACGCTACCCCGCATGCGGTTCTTGCCTCGTCCGTGGCTGATGCCGTAGGCCAAGTCGGAGAACTCCGCGCTCGTCATGTTGGTAATCTCGTCGATGGTGTTGGGCAGGTTGTTCATCACCCCTAGCTGCTGCATCTTGGCGTTCAGTGTGTCCTTCTCGATGCCCATCAATTCTTTAGGCTGGCCGTACACGCTGTTGCACATACGCAGGATGGTGGACTTCCCTGACCCCGCCATCTCGTAGATGACGTTGATGATTGCCCCATCCAAGCCCGTGAACTTCATCAGCGGCGAACCGAACGCAGTCAGGGCAGCAAACGCATGCGGCTCCATCCCCGGCAGGGCGTACAGGTTAAACACTTCCTTCCACTTCTCAAAGGAACCCTTGGCATGAATCTTCTCGGCGAAAAACTCCGTTGCTTCTGACGGCGGGCTATAGAACGTACCGTCCTTGGTAATTTCTTTGTCGCCCATGATGAACTTGCTATCGTTCTCTACCCAACCAAATTGTGTTCTCATAATGTCTGCTTTCTTTTCGTACTGCATATTCTTAACAAAAGTCACCACGTAAACAGCTAGGTTCTCGTACTGCTTGTGGTGGGCCATGACCCCTTGCTGAGCCAATGCTTTGCGTAGCTCGTCCTTGGACGATATGGCTGCGGTGGATATGGAAAATTCTCTGATGCCGTCGTGTGGCAAGTGCAGCCTAAACAATATGACTTCACCCGCTTGAGGGTCGCGCATACGTTTAACCACGTAGAAATCATGCTCATAGACCATCGTAGGGTCTGCTTCTTCATCGTCGGCGCGTCTATAGACACCGCCATTCTTCCCGCGAAAAAACGGGAACGGATACTCAGGAATGTTTATGGTTACCTGCTTACCCGCTTCAACCTCAACAACCACTTCATTGTCTTCATCGTCGGCTTCCTCTATCTCTAGCCCCAACACAATCGGGGACTTAATCTTGCCTTTGTGCACACAGCCATCGCACCCACCGGGGTTTTGCTTCTCAAACGTAGTGCAGTGGTGTGGCCCACCTTTGGTCAGCAAGTGGTACACCTTGGCTTCAACCTCGTCAGGGTCGTAGTCAGGATACTGGTCTGACATCTTCTTGGTCGCACTGTCTTTGTCTACGCAGAAAGCTGCAATCGACAGGGCTGAGCGCCACAAAGGTTCCTCAAGGGTTGCTTGGTTCTCAAAGCAATGAATCAGTTGGTTGCAGCCTTCGCCCTTGGCCGACTTCATCATTATGGTTTTGAACCGCTTGACCTTGTTTGCCATCAACGCTTCCATCATCGGGCTCATGGAGCTTGGGATGAAGTCAGGTTTTGCGGGCTTAGGGTCAGGTGCGCCTAGCAACTCTTTCATCTGCGCATATGGGATGCGCACGGTATCGGAGTTCAATACCTCTACAGGCATTGGCTCTTCGTTTTTGAAGTTGAATGTGCCGGGTATACGCAGGACTCGTGATGCTTCAAACACCGACGAATCAACGATGAGCCCCTTCTCTACACACAACTCCCGTAGCCGACCTGACAGTGGCTCCCAATCTACACGGGACACTGTTTCTTCAAGTAGCCAGTAGGCATGAATCCCGTAACCGGAACTCACTAGGATTGGCCTTGGTAGGCCCACAGCCTTGCAGAACTTCTGAAACTCAACAAGCCCAGTTTGCTGGTCGATGTAACCCTTAACCTTGCCCCGCTCGTCGGGTGCAGCCTTCGTGGGGCCGCCGTCAATGTCCATCCACAGTGCGCGGAAGTAGGTGGCGTTCTCGTGTGTGCGGTTGTTCAGTGGGCCGTACTTGGCGCACCCAAAATACACATCAGCGTT